ATAGAAGCAGAAATTCTTTTCAACTAATGCTACGCAGTGTGCTCGATCGCAATCGTTGAATGTCATTGCTAATATACCACCTGGGCGTAGTTTATTAAAGATGTTTCGTAAGTATTGCTCCACCACTTCGAGTGGGGTAAACTCAAAAAAGTTAAATGCAAGACACATGCCAAATTGGTTATCTGGCAGTGCGTCTAGCACGTTGGATGAGCATGGATCTTGTTCGTACACTCGCAATCGGCGTTGATACTCTTCTGGAAAAGTACTCAATGCTGGCTGCAATAGTTCCGTGCTGTAGTCAACCAGGTATAGCGGATCCAGTGCTACCAAGTCACTTATAAATGTTTCAATGCCGGGCCGTATAATTAATCCAGGGTATTTCCAATCAACATAGCTCTTAATGCGGTTAGAAATCATTTGCTGAACGTCTGCAGTCATTGGCATGCGACGATCTAGAATTTGCTGATTGACCTTTTTATTGGTGGGCTCGTCAAGTCGACCATACCGTGCTACCTCTTCATTGTATAACCTGGTGCTTTCGGCATACTGTGTTTTTTCGGCTGTCTCGATCATGCTGTCTAGTTCGCTTATTAATTCAACCAGTGTAGAACTAAAATGATCAAAAGCAGTTATCACACGAGTTTGATCTTCCTGCAGAGTTTGTGTAAATGCACGTGGCTGTATCACACTGTTCTGTACATTATACACAATTTCTTCTAGCTTATGCCGTGCAGTATATTGGATGGTGTTAACATCAAACTCTGACAAATGATTGCGGTATGCAACTAATTCACTAAGTTTCATAGATCACCATTCAAATAAAGTTTGGAATGTATTCTCTGTGTTGGTGGCACTTGCCAAGTCCCAATCCAGCACACCCAACAAGTTGTCAATTTTTTGATCCACAACAGTGGCCTCCATCAATCCATCATCAAATGGCAGTTCTGTGAACCAAGCAGGCAAGCGTTGTTCATCTGTGGGATAACCAATTGACGTCCACCCAAGAGCATTGCTTTTAAGTTTACACACAATAGTTTTCATACCATCAACAATTTGCATACTGTAGTTGTCGCCATTCATTTTCCGCATGTTGTTCCAGTTCATGGCAGCTCGCACATGTCCTGGCATATTGGCTTTGCCAAGCCTTGCCTCTTCTGCACCATACTTGGTCAAGTTGTTCACACGCTTGGGCGACCCTTTTTCCCAGCCCGGACGTTCCATAAACTCATATTTGAATTCACGAATACGTGCTACAATGGAATCTCTGTCAGCACCATGCAATGTACTATTTAGAATTTCCAACAAGAAGTCTTGAATTACCTTAGGTGTATCACTACGCTTCAAGTCCAGGCCCATGGCCTTGGTCTTGCCCTTCTTGCCTTCCACATCCAGTCGCTTGCCTTCCAAGTCAATGATGTTCACAGCATAGCGTTTCTTTGTGATAAACAGGCCACGATCTGCCACCAGTTCTCGACCTGCCGCAATCAACGCACCCATCTCTCTTGGACAGTGAAATGCCTGTTCCATGAAGCCTGGAAAACTCTCATTCACTTGTTCAGCAATAGAGTCATACAAGGCAATGGCAGTTTCCTTGTTCCACGCCATACGACCTTCTGCTACTTCTTTCTTCAGCACTGGCCACGCAGTAAAGTAGCAGGAGTCTGTGTCACCATAGATGATGGCTTCGCCGGTGTGATCATACACACCTGTGATACATTCGTTGATGTGTGCATCCATGTGCCGGGCAATGGCACGACCAGTTAGTGTAGTGCTTTGTCCAATGCGATGATCGAAGAACCTGCAACCAGGATTTAAAATAGCACCATATAACGAGTTCAAGTTAATCTTCTTGACCAACTGTCGCTTGTCCCAGAATGCTTCTTCTTTCTTGTCCCGGGCTGTTTTCTTTTTGGCCTGTAGTTCTTTACGTTCACTGTACCAACGTTCCAACAAGCCTGGGATGATACCCTTCTTTTCGTATGTGAGAATAGTACCGTTAGCACTCATGATCCAAGGCTGATTGCTGTCAAACATGATGGTCCAGATCTCTGCGGCACTGTGTGTGCTTTCTGTGCCATCTTGCCAGTCAATAGTGATCTCTGTGCCACGTTGCTGTTCCATTACCGCAGTGTATTCCAAACTGCCAAACAAGCCCTCCCAGGCAGCCGCAAAACTTGCACCCTTGGCAATTTTTTCTTTGATGTAGTGATCACTCATGATGGGACGCAGTTGGCCTACTACAGTTTCTGGTCCCATGTTCATGGCACGAATGGCCGATGGATATAGACTGTTGATGTCGACTGATCCAATCCAGTCATGCAGGCCCTTCTTTGGATACGCAACATACGCACCTGCGGCCTGGGTGTCATCGTCTGTGAGTCGTTGCTTGCGATTGGGCACTACCATGCCACGTTCGTGCGCTTCATTGATAATGGCCTGCTCAGTCACTGCCACAGCACCCATTGTGGTTTGTAGTAGCACAGTATTGGCGTGTGCCAGTTCGCTGGCTAGACTCAAGAACTGTAGTTTACGATCCAGTTTGTGCAACAACAGTGTATCTTGTCTGTTGTATTCAATAAACTTTTTAAAGTGTTGGTTGTACAAAGCATCCAGGGTGCCTTCAAACTGTGTCTTGCGTTCGTTGAGTTCGTACTCGCCAATGGCATCTAAACTGTACGAATGGCGTTCTTCATATGTGTACTTGCGATACAGTTGCATATAGTCCATATGCACACGACCAATCAAGTCATATGTTTGGCTTTCACTGCCAAAGCGTTCAAACATACGCATCTTGGGCAGTTGTCCCCACAGACAGAACTTACGTGTGTCGTCTTTGCTCAGCACACGAGTGCAACGATTCACAGTGTAGGGAATATCGTAGCCTTCTGAGTTCCAGCCACTCAGCACGTCTGCATCTTCGATCAAGTCCAGGAATGTTTTGATCATGTCCTCTTCTCGTTCAAACAAGATGGTATTTTCAAAGTCCTTCACAAGATCTTGTGCAGTTGCCCACGATAAGCCTTTGGGCGGAACTGCCAATGTGACCAATTGATCTAACCAGTTCAGGTAGACTGAGATTGCAGTGATGGGGTTGAATGGATCATCCACAGGCGAGAAACCTCGTTCTTTGTCAAAGTCTACCTCAATGTCGAAAAATGCAACATTGAGTTCTGGAGCGTCTTGGTCTTTGTAGTTTTCTTCTAAGCAACGAAAGATAGGGTTAATATCACTCTCATACAATTGTTTGCTAGAGTGCATGCGAACTTCCTTGCGGAACTCTTTGTTGTTGCGTGTTGAGAAACGACTCACAGGTGTTCCATAGATACTTTGGAACTTGCCTCGAGGGTCATCGTAGTAAAAGATGTAGTTGGCAGGATACTCTTGGTATTTCCTCACGCCGTCTCGGCGTTCTACAACGTGGATGCGATCGTGTTCACGATCAAATAGTGCGTCAATATAACTCATAGTCTCCGTTTGTGGCCGGTAAGCCGTGATTCATGTTCCTTACGGGAACGACTCGCTGTTGTAAAACAGTACTTATAGAGTTTTGCCAACAGTCTCAAGAATTGTTTCAAGTGTTTCGTGGTCTTGTTTTTCTTTACCAAATTCAGCTTTGTGTGCTAACTTGATAGCCTTCTTTAAGATGGCAGGCTTGACTTCTAGTTCCTCAGCAATGGCTTTGATGGTGTCGTTGAGACCACCTTGCAGTGTGTCAATTTCGTGCATGACCTGCATGCCCTCGTTGATGATTTGAACGAGTTTGATCTTTTGATCGCCGTTGAATGATTTGGGTTGTGACATAAAATGCTCCTTGTTTTCTATTATATACTTGTTCTAGCGCAAAGTCAAATATTGTTTGGCTCAAGATTACCAAATAAATATCTGCATGTCAAAAATATATGTAGAAATAAACCAAGCAATTGATTTTAACATTGATATTTACAATACCCCCATTGGTGAACAGTTCTTTAATCAGCATGTGGAAATTACCAAACAAGATCCAGTTCGTGCAGTGCCTGTTGTTACAGATTTTACCAAATACACAATTAACTATTTTATAAAATTAATCGAAGAAGCACGTGACACCAATACAGTAGACTGGTCCATGTACAATATTCAAGCCGGCCCGGAACATTACGAGTCTAACCAGTTGCATTTTAATTCAATGCATAAAGATTTAGAAGTAACAGCAGGAATCAACAAATATGCAGGACTTGATAAAGAACAAATAAAATTAGTTGACGAATTGCATTGTTGCCTGCACAGTTTAGAAACCACTGAAGCCCCTCTTGATTACAATTTTACAGGACGGTCGTTTGCTAACATTAGTTATTTTATTAATGGCCCAACAGACAATCAAATGCCCGAGCCTGTAAAATTTGCCAGAGTAATCAAACCAGGCGAGGTACAGTTAGATTACCCGTATGTGGGCAAAGAACCATTCTTTTGCATGATGCACAATGATAATTCAATGTTATTACAAACTTGTAAAATGATTGATCGTGTCAGCCTTAATTGGAAATTACATCTCAACGATTTCAATGGTACCCACTGGGGGCCAGCGCCGTGGCCCAATGATGTGAATGCCGCGCTCACTGAGTGGTACTATACAAATCAACTTGACCTAACAATGCTAGGATACAGTTTAGAAAAAATAATAGACCATACTGGATTTTGTATTCCAGGTAGAATTGACAATCTGTCCAAACTTGAGTACATGAGAAACACTCCAAACATCCAGATCACTGGATATCAACTTATTAATTAAACATGAATAAAGATTTTCCAAACATTGCAGTGGTACTGTACGACAATTTAAAACCTGAATGTGCTGATATCGCACAGAACTTGATTGACTTGACTGAGTTTAAACTGTGCGGGCGATACCAGTTTAATCTATATCAAACAAAAACGCTCACTGAAGAATTAAAAAAACTGGCTGAGCAAGGGTACGACTGGGCCGGCGTAGTTGCCGCTGGAAACTTCTTGCAAAATCAAACATTGGTAATTGACACAATTGAACATGCCAAATTAGAAAATGCACCAATGGCCTGTCACATATTAGATCGTGGCGGCTATTATCATTTACACCCACAATGGTTTGCACTTGATTTACAGGCATGGACAGCAGTTGGTCAACCTGCATTCGAAGAACAGTCTGGCCCAGTCACGTTTACTACACGTAAAACACATCGTGATACAGACAATGCACACGATGATTATACTCCTTGGTGGGTAGCACCCGAGTCAGAAGAGTTGGTAGAATACACTAGCGATTATCAATATACCGGTATCAATGTTATTGCTGAGTTTATTCGTGCCGGGCACCGCATAACTAATATTTCCAATGAGATCAGACAGAAGAAAAATTATTGCTATCCTGATCATGGACATGACGATATTGTAAAACTAATTGCTGATAAAAATCACGAGCCCCAGGACGAAGCACTTTGGTGGTTTGGATTTGCTATGCGGCAAATTACCAAAAACTTGGACACTGGTTATTATGTGTTGAACACCGAAACATTGATTGATCCGCAAGAGATGAAACGTCGGCCGCTTGATTGTTTTGTTGGGGTATGTGGCGGACTCAAGCCTGCTTGTATAACTGGCAATGATAATTTTGTTGCCAACACCATTGTGTATCTATTTGATATCAGCCGAGCGGCAATAGAGTGGCAGCAGTATTTGTTGGCAGAGTGGAACGGTGATTTTGATGTGTTTGAAAGTGTTTGGCACAAATTTCAATCAGCGCATCCAGACTATGGTCCTATGTATCACAGTCATCAGTCAATCGCTGACAACATAGATTGGTTTTTGAACAATGCCGGATTAACAAGAACTGATTTTCGCGCAAGATGGATCAAGTATTGTGGCATGACACACACATTTGTACACCTTGACCTTATGGATGCTGACGCCACTGCAAAAATACTAGAAATAACCAATCAATCTGCGTTGGGATCCTATTTGTGGACCAGCAATGCATTTGTCATGGACTATCTGATGTTTTTTAAAACTCGGGCCTGGGCCTTGAACAAGACTCAGAGCTTTATCAACGAACTTGCTGCCAATACTGCACAACCTATTTTGTTAGAGAATCAAGGTTCTCTTAAACACATATTACCCAATGTGCAGTAGAATGATGTCTTTTTGATCAACCAACCGATGCTGTACCCAGTTGGAACTGCAATGTACATGTGTGCGATCAAACATGCCAATTGACCCCAGCTGGTAGTTGTACACACCGTCCAACAGCCAGGTGTCCACAATAGACGGAGTTCCTGCCCAGCAATGATTGACTTCCTGAGTCTGACTAACAGTGCTTATAACAGGAAATCGATTGTTGTCGGCAATAAATTCTTTAAAGTATTGCTGTAAGTCATCATTAGTCAAGAATGCCCGATCCCATATTACAGTTTTAAACACCCCGTTGATATTTTCATCTAATGGGATGATTGCACTTTTGGCATAATTTAGATCTGTGGTAGGGTATACACCGTCAACATGCAGTTGGTGCGGCAAGTATTGTCGCTGATAGGCCATGTAAAAGAATGTACCGCGAGGAACATACCGATATAAAATATCACCCATTCGCCGAAATGCTTCATCACCTGGCTGCAATATGTGTCTGCGATCAATGTTTGTAATTTCCTGTCCATAGATGCGCAGTGAATCTTCAACACTGTAAGGACGATCCACTGGATCAACATCAATAAGTGCTGCCAGGTCAGATTTAAACCACACAATGTCGTCAGCAGTTAGTGCATTTTCAAAAGTTTCAACCATTTTTTATCGCCTCTCGATAGCTGTTTACAACCAAGTGATTCCACTCTGGGTTGCGCCATGCGCCGTGTACAATCATGTGGAATCGATCAGTATCACTGTTGTTATGTACTGCATGCTGATAGTGGTTGTTGAACAAAAATACACTGCCGCTATTTCTAAAAGGCACAGTGCCATGTATGTTGGTTAGTCTGCAATCCTCTGGATTGTTTAGAGAAATGTTTACAGCGGCACCAGGGGTATTGTTTACATTGTCGCTATGGGGTGCAATGTATCCTCCAGGTTCGACCAACATGTATCGTAGTCGTTGATATTGATTGTACGGAAACACATCTTTAAAAAATTTCACAGTAACCGGGCACTGATCTTGTATTTCAGTCCAATTGTACTTGACTTTGTCAGGATCTAGGCCATATGTCTGCGGAACATTAGTCATTGTAGCACCGATGCCATGTACAGCCAAACTACGCCAGCCCTTCATTCCCGCTTCTTCGCCGCGATGGAATACAAACATGTCTCGCAAGGCCTGTGCTTCTTGGTACATTTCTGCGTAGGGTGCGTCAATACCAAGAATTTCTAGCCACGGTGCTTGACTGTGTTTTAAAATCCAATCAGCTTGGAAATGCACATCGCCTTCTGGAAGTGGCAACAACTCAAATGTATTCTTATCATTGTATTGATCTAAAAATTCTTTAATCCACTGTTCCATTGCTTATTTCCTTGTTGTTTAACACAGTGTTTAACACTTGTCTTTCCCAGTGTTGATACTTTCTACCACAATGAGAATCACACAAGATTAATCTGCCATCTTTGTATTTTTCTATTTTCCAACGTTCTTCAATTTGATTGAACCATTCTGTTGCGGCTTCAATTCCTATTTCGAGTGCATTGTTGTTGACATGGTCCACAATGGTCTTTAGTTGTGTGTGGACCAGATCGTACCAAGGTCCATCCATAAATGTACGGGGAAATGCACCAAGATAACAGCAAGGATACACTTCTCCATTGGCAGCAATAAAAATAGTTTCACTGCGATTGCTGTAACAATCCAGTGTTTCTTTTTCTTCTGGCGGCAGCCGTGGAGTTGTATGGTCTTTCCATTGTATTATTTGATCAATAGTGCGTGGCCCATTGCGGTCATCAACAATGCCTAAGATATGTGTCATATTTCCATGGCGGTCAAATGCTGGTCCGTAGTCCCGACCGTGATCAGTAAGATCAAATCTATAAAACCCCAAGATTTTAGCCATGTCGCGACAGGCATCAATTTGATGCAAGTTATGTTGAAATTTAATCATTTTCCACACAGCACTACTGCCATTGGACATTGCCGTCTGCGCATTGCGAATGATATTTTGCCAGTTAGTGTCTACTCTATACATGGCATGAGTGTCTTCAAGCCCGTCAAGATCAAATATTATTTCCACATTGCACTGACCAATGCGTGTCCAGAATTCTCGATCTCTGGCGCTGCCATTGGTATTGATTGTGATTCTAGTGGAGGGATTAACACTACGGAAGTACTCAACAATTTCCACAGCGTCTGGTGCCATTATGAAATCGCCAAAGTTGCCGCAAAAATCAATAAGCCTTAGTTGTCGAATAAAATCAACAGGAAATATCTGTTTTACTTGTTCCAGTGATAAAGATGTTTCAGGATACCCAAAGTTGTGCGGATATCCGTTTGCATTTCTTACACACAATGGGCATCGTGCGTTGCAAAGTGTTGTGAGTTCTAGGTGTATCTCTTTAACATTATCGATGGTGATCATGATGTATATAGCTCACTTTTGGATTCCCGGTAGCGAATCGGGCCGTCCAAGGCAGCAGCCGCCTCACACTTACGGTAACAAGTACCGGTCCTAAGGTGTGTTCTTTTATTTGCCGGCAACTGCCAATGCGGCACCTTTGTTAAAACTTGGTGACCAGGGTGAGTTGCCCTGCTTTAGACCTTTGCGCTTGCTCCATTCGTATCCTGCACGGTGCCCAGAGCAGTCTTTGGTACACTGTGACCCCAAGAAACTTAGTTCGTCTAAATGATCTTTTAAAAATGTATCAGCAAATGCCTTGCACAGTTGTCGGATGCGTGGGTTGGTTGTGGTCTTGACATGAAACTTTTTACGCACTTCGTCCTGTGATGGATCTGCGTAGCCTGCATACACTTTGTGTACACCAGACTGGTTGATTAGGTCTGTGCAACTTTCACCATGCCGATCTGGCATGTCTTCTGTGCAAGGACTCAGTGTTGTGATTATGATGCTACCCGGGGGAATGTCGCCAAACTGTTCCTGATAAGCATCCATTGCCGCACGTTCTGCGTGTACACGTGAACCATCTTCTGCAGGATAGTTTATGGCACTTACACAATTGTCGTTGGGATCTAGTACTGCGGCAGCCACCATGCCCAGGTCAGTGTGGTCACGTTTGCCTTGAACTATTTGACTGCAGAGATCCACTAGAATGTTATCTAGTTTGTCTAAGTTTTTGATTCTGAAGTCACTTAACAGCATTATACTGGTGAGTAGGGATTGCGGAAACGATCGTATCCGTCATCTTCTGGATATACAGGATAGTCGTTTGCGCTCATTTTTTAGGTTGCACTGCTGTTGGAACGTTTCGATACACACGCTTGGTAGGGTCGTACACAGTTTTCATTGGGCCTGCACCGGCCAACTGTTTGAGACGAGACATAGCCGCATCAAACTTGTCAGCATCCATATTGCCGACTTTTTCGCCTTCATCAATATCAGGCTCTGTCATTTTGCCTAGTCTAGAAATATGCGATTTGCTCATCAAGTGATCATCTTCCGCGTCCGGCTCTGTTCCGCCGTAACGACTAGCGTCTGCATGATGACGAATACCGGTTGCGGTCTTTTCAACTCGTCCTGGGGTAACAGGCGTAGTATCCTGCTGGCCCGATGGAGGACGGCCACGGCCCCTCTCGCCCTCAGCCAGTTCGGGTTCTTGATTGGATTCAATGTAATCAGCCGCTGTGTCAATATAGTCAGCCGCATTAGTAATTTTCATTTGTACCCACTCTGGCATATTTTCGTTGTCATCCAACATGCCGTTGAGTCTGCGAGCCGCACGTACAATAGTGTTCAATTGATCTTTTGCTTGGTCACCTTCGTAATCGTATTCGCCCGAGTCAGCGTGGTCAACAGAGTGGCCATCGCTGTCTACTTTGGCTTCCGCCATGCCTTGCTGACCGTAATCGGCTTCAATGTTATCCAACATACGATCATAAATTTGTTCAAAGTCATCATCGCCGTGATAGCCTGTATCGATAGAGATATCATCATACATGTCTTGTATAGATTGTTCAATTTCTCGGCCGTATTTGCCTTGTTGTGCATTGTATAGCATGTCAAACCCGTTGTCGCCGGATCGTGCAACTTTGTGTAAAAATTCTTCAACATCATTGCTGCCAGTTTCCGCCACACCTTGAGGTTTATCGTTGGGGTTGGTAGTCAACATAAACTCTTTGTCTTTGTTGAACAGTTTGGCCTGCATTGTACGTGCGGCTTTGTTTGCGGCAGCCTTATCTTGGAATGCATAAGGATTGTCTGATTTGTCTCGGATCAGTTTTCCATTGAGGCGAATATACCAAGTACTTGACTGCTGGTCAAGTGCATGATTCTCGTCATTGGCGCCACCGTCTGCACGATATGCTTGTGAGTCTTTGCCAAAGCCACTGGTGCTGTTAGCAACGTCACGTTCATATGCATCACGTGGGTCTCTCATTTCGTATAGATCATTTAGGTTCATTATGCTTCCTCTACGTAGTCAGCTGACAGATCTTGTCGGCGTTGTCTAGCCTGGTACATTTCCAAGGCCATCTGTGCTTGGTCTAGATTTTTAAAACGGCTCTTCATTGCACGGTCACCATGACGAATTTCAAATCCCGCACGTTCGTCTCCGTATATTTCACATGAACGACCGTCTTCTAATGCAATGGTTTTAACCGGTGCTGATTCCGCATAGGTTGGTTCTTGCACAGGTGTTGTGGGCATTTGTACAATGGGATTCTCGTCAGTGGGATCTTCTGCAACAGCAGTGATTTGTTTGGCAATGATGCTGGCATCTTTCGCAGGCTTTTTACTGATGTCACGATCTACTCGAACCGGGTCTTTTAAGTCAGTGTCTTTCTTTTCGTCAGCAATACTGTCAAGGTAGTCAGCAAAGGACTTTTTAACCTTGTCTAACTTGTCTTCACTGGTCACTGCTTCTTCCAGGGCTTCCTCGTCGTGCTCGACACTTTCGCTGGAGCCAACCATGTAACCAGCACTGGGTGCTTTCTTGTTGGGATTGCCGCCTAGTACTGGACCTTGATCGGGCATTTTAAATAATGCAGGCATTTGTGGCACAGACCGTTGTTGTGCGTTCAATCCTTTTGAAACGCTATCTGGTGTGATAGTGCTTTCAATCAATGCAAGTCTCTGCATTATCGTGTAAATTTCATCCATGTTATGCCCTCGCGTCCTTCAAATAACTTTTCAGTTGCCACTGATACTTGCCGTGTTGGCTTTGGCGTTCTGCGGCAAAGTTTGCAATGTCTTCACGACCTTCGGCAGCACTGGCTTCGAAAACTTGGCGGCTAAGGTTGATCATTATTTGGGTGTCTGCGAGTAATTCTTCCAGCATCAAGCGAGCACGTGGCACTTTGGTTTGATCCGGTATCTGTGTTAGTTCTAAAAAGCGGCTGAGACTGCCAGGGGCATATTCTTCTGTGGTGCGGATGTATTCAGCAATGGGATCTATAGCATCAAACGCATCTTCGTAGATCTTAGATAAAAACTTGTGCAATTCACCAAAGTCTGGCCCTTCCACATTCCAATGAAAATAGTGTGCCTTCAAATAGTACGAAAATGTACTGGCCAAATAGGTCTTTAGTAAATCACTTAACATTTGTTTTCCTTGCTTTCTTTCTCATACTTTTCGGGGTATTGGGAAAAGGGTCCGTGGTATATTTACCAGAAAAGAAACTATCGGGATTTCTTGACTGCATGCCGCCCATGGGCATGGCCACAGTGGCAACGCTACCACTACTGGTGGCACCAACGGATGCATTTTCTTTGATAAATTCCTGAGCTCTCATGTGAGTATCTTTAGTAGATTTCCTTTGATTTTTCCGGGACCGTAATCCACACGCATATTTAAAACACGTATGGTGGCACCGGGAGAATTGACAAGTTCGTAACTGATTACATATTCGCCTGGCTCTGCTTCGATCTGTATCATTTCTTCAAGATACTCATCTCGCCAACGCCAGGTTCTTTCAGCAAATAATTCGTCATCTACGTAAACGCGGTAAACAGGTGGAGTTTCAGTCCAACTGCAATCAACGTCACATAGCACACGAATAAATTGTTTCATTGTGTATTTAGTGTTATTAACCGCATAGTTAAATTACAAATAAGTATCTATATGGCCAACATAACAATTCCTATAGTATCTAAACGCACCGCACCGGTAGTAACAGGTGACGGCGGCGCACGTGATTTAGCTATGATTGAAACCATGAAACGCATGGCCGCTAGGCCCGAGCGCACAAGAAAAAATTTAACCCCTGTAAATTTACAATCAAATGTGTCAAGAAACACTCGTGTGGCACTGATACTTGCCCCAGAATGGGGTCCATATATTCCACCTTATAATCTTGCTAGACTGACCGCACTATCTAAAGCATCCGGGTATGCCACACAATGTTTTGACATAAACATCGCGGCCTATCACTACGGAGATAAAGACCAGTGGAACGGATACAATGATTGGCGCTGGAAAAATGAAACATATTTTACTGACATACACAGATCTATTGAACCGTTGTTGATCGAATACATTGACAAGATTGTTGCGTTTAACCCCACTGTTGTGGGTTTCAGCATTTATTACAGCAATAACCAATGTACCAACTGGATTATACAACAACTAAGACAGCGTATCCCAGATGTAAGAATTATAGCAGGTGGGCCACAGGCCACGCAAGAACAACTTATTGCACCGGAGTTAATGGACCACATTGTGGTAGGTGAAGGAGAGATTATTTTCATGGATCTACTAGACAAGGTTGAAAATAACATAGTAATTACCGAGCATATACATCGCCACGACAAAGGTATTCGAATTGACCTTGACAGTATGCCCATACCAGACTACAGTGATTTTGATCTAAGCCTGTACACTATGGGCACAGGTATATCTTCTGAAATGAGTCGAGGCTGTGTGGCCAAATGTCAGTTTTGCAGTGAAACCACATTCTGGAGATATCGTAACAGGCAGGCGTTAAGCATTGTTGACGAAGTGGAATTCAATTACAATCAATACGGAATTAAAACAGTTTGGTTCATTGACAGTTTGGTCAACGGTGACCTAACAGAGCTACGTCAGTTTGCTCAAGAAATTGTAGCACGTAAAATAGATATTGACTGGCTAGGATATGCTAGATGTGATCATCGTATGGACATCAAATACTTGCAAGATCTCAAATCCAGTGGGTGTGCAGTATTAAATTTTGGAGTTGAATCAGGATCTAATCATGTTCTTCAATTGATGAAAAAAAATGTCAAACGTGAAGCAGTAGAACAGAATCTAACTGACATGACAGTGATTGGCCTACACGCATTTACAAATTGGTTTACAGGATTCCCGGGCGAGACACAAAATGATGCTGCCGAAACAATGACACTACTATGGCGCACAAGAAATACCACCATCACTGGCCGAAACTTTGGAATCTGTAATCTAAATCCAGACACGCCGTTGTCACAGAATAGAGAAGACTTTGATGTAAGTCGTGGGCACTATGGCGGACATTGGGTGACCAATGATTATACAAATACAATTCTGCACAGATTAGTCAGATATAAATCCGCTAACATAATACTCAACCATTTGCACTGCGACAACCGGACCCCGCCAGGTATTCAATCCCGACCGGAACGCCCGGGTATTGAATCGCACTATGAATTGTTGTACGACAAAAACAACATACAAGATATCATACCCTACGAAATGTTTGACTATGCCATAATCAAGCTGTCAACAAATCCCATTGCTGATTCGTTGGTAAACGAAATATGGCCGTTGTTACGAGTATTATGGTTGGCAGTGGGCGAATTTAAATTGGATGTGAGATTTGATCCCACAATTGATTTGCCAGAATTCGGGCCTGGATCGTGTTTGAATGATGGCTTGCGTCCCAATGATTATTTTAAAGCACATTACAAATTTGAAATTGGCAGACATGGTGCGTGGCATGCGGATTTTGCTACAGAATTACAAGCAGGCGGCCCCAATGGCAATCCCACTCAGGACGGAAAAACCTATGCATTTACTCATGCATGGCAAGGCACCGGAACCTGGGATCGCCCCGAATAACAATTTAGCAGTAGTTTTGCTTAAATACTCAATGACTGAACTTATCTATACCCTAATAGTCACACATATCACTATAATCTGTGTTACATTATACCTACATCGCGGGCAAGCACATCGCGGCATTGTTTTTACTCCTGTGTTAGAACACTTCATGCGCTTTTGGTTATGGGGAACTACCGGCATGGTGACCAAACAATGGGTTAGCATCCATCGCAAACATCACAGATTTAGTGATGCAGAAGGTGATCCACATACTCCGCATGTGTACGGCATAGGTCGTGTGTTGTTCCGTGGCGCAGGCCTGTATCACTCAGCCAGCCGAGATGCTGACATGGTGGCACAATATGGCGTAGGTACACCGGATGACTGGATGGAACGCAATGTGTACACTGCACACAGCAGACTGGGCATTGTGTTAATGCTGGCAGTTGATGTTGCGTTGTTTGGTGTGTGGGGTGTGTTAATCTGGGGTATACAAATGGCATGGATACCGTTCTGGGCAGCCGGAGTTATCAACGGCATTGGACATTGGTGGGGATATAGAAATGGCGAAACTAAAGATCACAGCAGAAACATTGTGCCTTGGGATATTGTTGTTGGTGGCGAATGCCTGCATAACAACCATCATCTGGATCCTGCTAACCCTCGACTGAGCCGTCGTTGGTTTGAATTTGATGCAGGATGGATGTGGCTCACAGTATTTAGACTAGTAGGACTGGCTCGCTTACGTAGTTAACGCAGTTCTTTGATTGAGCCCACGTGCCAATCTTCAATGCGGTACTGTGCTTTGATCATTTGTCTGGCCACATGAGTGTTGGGAGCCCAGACCACTGCATCAACCCAGCCCACATATCCAGGATTTTGAACACGCACTTTGGCAGTCCATTGCTTTGCACCTCGAACGATTTCTTTGGCTCGCATCAGCAGTTCCAGCGACGACGTGCTTTACAGATGGCCTTGTCTGGCGTTTTGGCACATGAAATACTGTGCATCTTCATTTGTCCGCGACTGCGGCTACAATAACTCTTTCTACGCTTGCTGGCCTTGCTACCCCGCTTTAGTTTGCTGGGTTTGGTAGTCACAGCAGTCTTTAGTTTAGAACCAGGATTCTCTCTGCGATAAGCATTCACAGCCTTTTGACTCATGCCTGCAGTACGATCTCGTTTGTTGGCCTTTTGCCAGTCTTCGTTCAGTTGCGAAGTCACAGCAAACGCATACAGTTCATCTTCGGTCAGGCTTTCTAGGTCCTCCCATACTGCTTCAGCATCTACACCATTTTGTTCAGCAATGCCTTCGATAATAGATTCAATAAGATCAAACTCTTCTGTCAAGCCTTCTTCAGCATTGGGTTTGTCACGGAGTGGGCCGCCTGTGACCCAGGCATCGCAGGTTCTACGGCTGGCACATTTGAATTTTAAGAACTTACAATAACCCATCTCACCTGCATCAATTACACCGGCTGCATCCGCAGGAGAGTCACTGTCGATGCCTTGAGCAATGCAGTCCAGGGTGTGTTGACGTATATCAAAAGCCGCACAGTTGCCGCATAGGCTCGACTTGGCTTCGTCTACTGAGTCCAAGTTCCACTCATCAACTTTTTTCATCCAGAACTTAGTGTTGGGCATGTCTGGATTTAGCGGCCCATAGCCATAGTCATCAATGGCTTTTTGTCTGTTCTTGAGATTGAGTGTAATGTCTTGTGTAGCAGGCGGGCACTTGTTATCAGAGTCTTCTACTATGCTTTCAGCAGACACACAGTTGGGAACCTGACGGCCACCTTTGTTCTTCATGCCCTGTTGTTGATAACCGTCCCAGCATTTTTCATCCAGTTGTGCTTCCGCCGCCCCTTGTTCATCTATGCTTTCTCCAGTACCTACGTTATGTCTAAATTCAATGGCCTTAGTATCTGTGTTGTATATTGTAAAGTAAGTGTTTGGATCGTGCGTTTCTTTGGCCATTGATTTAACAACTTCAAAAGCTTCGTTTTTAGTTAATACTTTTGAAGATACATCTTTGCTGTTGATATAAACTTTATAAACTCTATCCCGGCCACTATTTAAATTCAAATCTCGATTTACTCCTAGTCTTTCGTCAGGAGATAATACTTTATTTTTAAACCAACGGAACAATAACCAGAAGAAATAGGACATAGCAATGCCATTGACTACCATTTGGGCAACATCGTTAAAGCCTTCCGCCACACCTTCTGATTTGTTGCCATAGTTGCCCGCACCTTTTTTGCGACACTGTACCAGTCGACCGGATGCATAAGCACTGGGCCATACTTTTGCACTAGCCTTGACCTTGTAGTAGCAGGCATCTTTCTTTTCCATCAGATCTGAATATTCAACCACAGGTCCACCACAGTGCGGACAAGTGTGTTGTGATTCTGTAATGATATCTTTTATGTTCATTTTTTAGTTCCTTTTGTGCTGACATTTATTGCTGGTCCTGAACGATTGGCATTGGGATCTTTACGGCGTTTTCTGGCTGCGGCACTGGCCCGGCCTTTTTTACCCAGAGCATGTGCTTTGGCCTGTGGCAAACACTTGGGTTTGCCTTCTGATTCCGACCCTCGAGCACAGTCACCACGTATTTTACCGTCGGGTCCAAAGCGTACCCATTTGTCTTTGAACCAGTCACGAAGATTTTCATTCACGTGTGTGTTGGCATGTGCCTCACACATGCCACATGTTTCACACACCATTTCCATTTCAACTGATTCGTTCTGTTTTCGTTTACCGGCACAGTGCGCCTTTTGTGAGAAGCCTCGAGGGTGGCTGCAATTGATACTGCTTTTGTATTTTTTGCTCCACTTTTCGAATACAAACTCACTTGCTTTCATTTTTTCTTACCTCGTCTCATATTTAGTTGCCACTGTGCCATCCTGCGGCGTTCACCTGTGCTGGATCCAGCAATCTTTTCCAGTTGGCCCAAGGTGGCTTTTTTAGGAATCCCTACTCGCTTGCTCAAGCCCTTGCGTCCAGGATTCTTACCATCTGCAAAATTCTCTGCTACACCTTGCTTGGGAATCAACAATTCAGGCATACGATACTCACTGACATCTACTGGATATGGCTGTAGTGATGCTTTGTATAATTCAGCATATTGTTCTTGTTCTTCAGGTGTCTTGGCTCTGTAAAACTTGTTGGCAATGGCCATGTCGCCTACTAAAGTTCCTGGTGGAATTGAAATCTTTTTTGGACCATAGTATTTTAATTTGTCAGAATCTTTGTTGGTCAAACTGTAAAAGGTTGATTCCCATTTGTCTGGATGCAGGGCATATTGTGCAGTTGCTCTTTCTGGCACAAACTCTGCAAGTGTATCTGCACCAGGATGAAATTTACCTAACTTGGATAAACTTATAGCAGTATCATTGCTTTCGCCTTCCGCCACACCTTGTGGGCCCTGTTCAACAGCTACATAAGCAGGACCGGTATAACCATCTGGATACTTATGAAAGTGCTGAATAGTTCTATGCCAACCTTCTAGCAAATCATAACCATCGGGACGTTTAACAAGTATCACAGGTTCTCTACGAACACCACCTTGTTGTTGTGCTAATGCCGCTTGAGTGGCATGTCTTTCTTTGTCTTTTGGAACACCCATACCTAAATCACTACTCCCACCGGCACGGCCTATTAATAGTTGTTTAGTCTTTGGATCAAACATATCCATTGTAAACTTCATATCGGGTATCAGTTGCCATTTAGTGTTAATAGTAAGACCTGCACCTTGCACTTTTTCTATAATGCCGTTTTTAACAGCGTCTGCAGGGAGATTACTAAAATTGCCTTTGTTGGGTACTAGCCAATCTTTAAGGACATACTCAGGCCAAGTGGGCAACAGACTCTTAACATATTGTAATAGTCTATCTCTATATTCGATTAAAAATTCATTGGCTCGCATGTTAACTCACTATTGGTAGCACAGTAACATCTGTGCCATAGCTGTAGCCATTGTCGGTCAACCACTGTGTGGCCACACGGTTAGCATCACGCTGTTGATTGCCTATGCCGGAAAATCTATGCAGTTCATTACCATCAGAATCTACAATCTTCCAAGCACCTGTAAATGCGCCTGGTACAGCTCGTTGTTGTGCTAGGTCTGCGGTGGATCCTGCCACAGGTGTAGATGCCGTTTCTTCTGCTGGTTCAACTTGATAGTTGCCATCAAAGTCGTTTTCTCTGGCCCATAGTGCGGCTAACTCATTGGCTTTTGCTCTAGTGTTTTCTGCAGGACGGAAACGATATACTTCGCGATTTAATCCGTCAATAATTTTCCACTGTCCTGTTGGGCTTGTGGCTGTACGACCTGCGGCTATTGGCATGTCTAAGCCAACAATTCCAACTCCACCGACGGTACGTATGCCAAACATACGTTCAGCCTGACCTCGTTGTAGGCTATGTGGACCGTGTTCAATGTAATCATTGAGGCGAACCAATGCCTCTTCATCATTGGTGATTCCATCAGCATCCTCTACTGAGTTGCCAGTTTGTTTGTTGTAGATTTCATATTTGGGAGTTTGCTCGGCAGGTGCTTCGCGAACAGGAACAGCTGACCAACCGTTGTTTCTGAAGAACTCTTCCTCGGTGGCACCACTGGTGTTTAAATTCCATTCTTTTCTGGCTTTTTTCATTGCTTCAAATTCAGTAGAAGCAACAACCTCTATACCCTGACTCTGATATGGAGAATCACTGCTACCAGTGACTTTCCAAACAAAGGTCTGCTGAGATTCTTCATATGGACGCAACGGTTTGGCAGTCATATCTTTAGCCGTGGCCCAATCTGGGTATTCTGCCCGGCCTTTTTCAATTGCTTCTTCCTTGCTGGTAGCAACAACTTCAACACTGGCACCAAAACCTGGGCGGCCCACACGCCACCAATATTTCTTACCTTCGGTTGGATCTTTTTTAATTTTGCGTTCTAGTTGTGCTTGTTTAACAAAACTACGCAAGGCAGCTGCAGGAATCTTGCCTGCCACATATTCACTGAAGTACTTGATAGTATCGTCACCCTTTTGATCCTGCGTCAACAACTTGTACAGTTTCTTCAAGTATTCTTCGCGATACATTTCGGGGTTCAGGGCCGCACTCATGGCCACTGTGAATCGCAACAGAGTGTTTTCGATCTTGTCAAAGTTTTCGTCCAACCAATCGCCACCGGGTGAGCGGAATTCAATGTGTCCGTCTTTGGTATTGATACTGGTATACTTGCTAGTAGCACCTGAGTGTATGGCCTTGCTTGCCAAACTGTCCAGGTTGCCTTTCATTTTGTCCAGCAAACGTTCGGCTTCGTCAGGTTTAGTGCGCACTTGATCGCGTACCAATTTCATTGCTGATTTAGCGTAGGTATTGCCAGCACGACCAAAGTTGTCCAGCACATACTCGTCGCCCATTAACAGGGCTAGTTTAACAAAGTCCAAGTTTTCTCTACTGTAGTTGGGTACAGATATGTTGATGTGCAGGCCTGTTGAATCATTGGTGTAGCAACCATATACCTTGGCCCACTTTTTAACCTTGTTCAAGTCACTTAATATATCGTCAATGGGCAAGGGTGGACTTACAAACTCCAGGCCTACATCATCGCTGTCATCGGCTTCTAAACTGCCATCAGGTTCCACAATATAATGTTGTGCAGTTGGGCTGGGTCTTGTTACCCCGCCACTGTGGTAGTTGCCGCTGGCTCGAACGTCACGTCCTATAGCATCTTGAAATTCGTTGGCAACATCTTCGATACTGGCCTCACCGCCACCCTGTGAATACAAGTGAGGCCAATTTATATCATAATTGCTTTCAACGTCCTGCATGGTATTGATATTATTATCTTCCAGCCATTCTGATTCTAAATCTGCATTTTGATTAAAATCTTCTTGAGCGGATTCACGTGCGGCATCATACCAGTAGTTGCCGTAGCCTTCTTCAACAATTTTTTCGGCAGCATTGCGATATACTTGTCTATCGGGCTCTGGGTATTCACCGTAATCGCCGGGTTCTATACCTAGTATTTCTGCAATTTCATCTGCACTGGCGTTTTCTTTAATGTAGTTGTAAACAAATTCAACTTCGTCTCCGTCCCAACGAGTATCAAACGACTCACTTAGCCATTCGTAATATTGATCCTGCATCCGGTCACGCAGTCTAGTGACATCGCCGCGGCTGTTGTAATCTCCATCGTAGAAGAAATCATAAGCCTCCTGTATGCTACTAACACCTTCATCGTAACTGTAATCGGCTTCCATTTGACCGTCGTCATCGCCGCCTTCCACATTGGGCACAATCATTTCAAATTCCATGCCGGCAATAGCACCGGTCTTGGCCGCTTCACGACGCAGGCTACCTGTGCTCATGTTGATTTCGAACAACTCATCTTCGTATATCAGCGGCAACTGCCCAGTTTCTTTAAACTCACGCAGTGCATTGGCCAAGCCGGTCATTAACAAGCCTGGTTGTCCTTGACTGTTGGTCTTTAGTCCTAGTTTGTTTGCTTCTTTACCCACAGCACCAGGACGTACATCTCGGGTCAGAGCCATGCTAAAGCGTGGATCCTTGGCCTGCTTCTTTGTGGGAATATATCCTGATGCTTCTGCTAAATCATCTGTTTGGCCGGCAGCAAAATGTTCCGGGTGCAGTTTGGCATAGTTACGCATGAGTACGCCGGCACGAGCATTGGCTTCGTTTTCGTATGGACTGCCAGTTTCGCCTGCGTCAGATCCCATGTCACTGCCATCACGTTCGTGTTGATGTTTGTGTGTGAGTTCATGTGCCACTGTGCGCAACACATCCATGATGTGTCGTTGTCCCCAGGCCACTTCTAACATTTTTTCATTGTCGTTGTAGCGACCAAACGTCTTGTGCCGCACTGGCCACTGTGGATCTTTACGCAGGCGAACACGTGGCATCTGTTCAATTGTTAATTCTGCAACACAAAACTCCACAAAGTCTGTGAGTATATCTTCATCTGACTTGGGTTCTTCATTCAAGAACATCTGTGTTGTGGGACTTACTCCGTCCCATGAAGCACCAACATCTTCTGTGGCTTTGAATCCGTAGGTGAATTTAAATGGTTTATCGATTTCAATAGACCGTTCTTTAAGACTCAGTGCTCGATCTTTGGCAGCGGTTCTGGCATCATACAACTGTTGTATCACACCTTGTGAACGCAACATCTTGTACGCAATGTTTTCTGGACCCAGTTCACCATGCTGATCAAGTCCGGCTTGACGCATCTTTTTAATCTTGGCAGCAGTGTTGGTTAGACGTTTTAGGTTGCCAGATTTCACTGCTGATTCAATACGATGCTTGATCACATCGTACTTGCTCTTGACCGCAGTGTCGTTTATTGTGGAACGTTTTTTCAGTGGAATGTTGATCCAGTCGTTATTCAGCACACTGAATATGCCTTGACTCACTGCTGATTTGTTGGCGTTTTCCACATAGAGTTCTACATCGTAGCCACCAATTTTGATATTGTGTGTTTCGTTGTACTGAAACTTTTTAGCATCAAACAGCTCGCGATACACTTCACTCACATCTGCTTCAGGCAGGTCAACTACCAAGTGCAAGTCTATGTCACTATGTGGAGTATATGTGTAACCAGCATTGCTGCCGGACAAGGTAATGTCTTTGACATTTAAGTCGCCAATCCCCAAACTTTGTTTAAAGTCTTCAGCAATTTTTAACAGCGTGGCCCGCACCTGTGGGCGCATTTTATTGCCCTGCCAGATGCGTGGGTTTAACTGTTCATTAAATTTAACAGCGTCAGCAAGGTTGTAGGAATCTAGTTCAAGAATATTCATGATTGTAATATTTAGCGCAAATGAAAAAGCCACTGGGCAAAGTGGCTTTTGGAATCGGAATTAAACTAGCAGTTTATTTCTTTTTGCTGGCTTTTTTGCTTGATGCCAACACCGTGGTTTCAGCCGGCGCAGGTACCGCGGCAGCTTTTGCGGCAGCTTGTCTTGCTTCCACCATTGGAGTAACATCAGTGATCAGTTTCTCTTGTGACTCGTGTGCGAATGTGTATGTGCCGGTGTGACGTAGTAACACACGTTTGTCAACCCAAACCCGGCCACCTAGGTCACGCCAGTTTTCACAGAATGTCCAGTCTTCACTGTAGTAACGGTTTTCACGCACTGCTGTGTCAAAGTAGGTTTTCATATAGGGGTTGAGTTCCACTGGCAGGCCAATGTCGTTGATAAACGGCTTGGTTGCAGGGTGTGCATTCAACTTGTCAAACACATGCCGTTTGACTAAAAAGAAGCCTGTACCTGTTTTACTAACTTCTTGCAGACCATCTGCACCTTCTTCTGCACCGTCAAATCCATTCACACACCATTTGATTGGCAGGCTTTTCATTGGGTACAATCCACCAATCACATCCACATCACGGTTCAACATGACCAACAGGTGCCATGGCTCCCAGCCAATGTCAGCATCCACAAACATCAAGTGTGTTGAGTCAGGATTGGCCAAAAACTTGGCCACCATGGTGTTACGAGCACGACTGATCAAACTTTCGTTTGTGAGTGTTTCCATGGTCCAATCAATGCCCAACTGACGTGCAGTGTTTGACCATTTGATGTAGCTCATAAATGTTGACTCAGTCAACATACCGCCGTAACATGGCATACAAATGTGAACTCTTGTGGTTTTTAAGTAATCAATGTTTACTTGGATTTGTTGTTGCCCACCCACCTGTTGTGGTGTTGATGGAATTTCTGTTGTGGGCACAACATCTGGCATTTTGCCTGTTACGTTTTGTTCTTCAGCCATGTTTTCCTTAAAAAGTTAGTCAGATATTTACTACCAGTTGCCTACCCAGGTTAAATTTCTACGGTGATTAATTCAAATTCGTTGGCACGTTCTTCATAGTTAATGTAACCACGTGGGTTGCACAAGATACGTGTAGAACCAATCCGGTAATCAAACACATGATGTGTATGACCGTGTGTCCACAGTTTAATTTGCGGATGATCTAATATGTAATCATCCATGTTGCTACTGTAGCCACCGTTCATGATCACATCATCTGCATAGCGTGGATGTGTGCTCAATTTGCTGGGACTGTGATGTCCGCAAACCACAAACTTTTGGTCCGGCTTGCCCTCAATGATTTGCTGAATATAACCTCGGAATTTTACATGTTCTTCCATGGCATCTTCGGGACTAAACTTTGCAGTACGAGTTTTGAAAATGGGTTTTTCACGGTTGTCTACCCCGTTGATTTGCTCATAGTTCTTGTAGTTTACAACTCGGTTGGAGTTTTCAACACAGCGAAAGTCATTCATCATGCTGGTCATGTGATACAGAGTTATTCCGTCACCGTTGTTCATGTCTGTCCACAGTGTGCCACCGATAAAGGTAACATCGTTGATAACCTTGATTTCTTTTTCCAACAGGTAAACGTTTGGCAAGTAACCGAGCACATTCTTTAAGTGTTTTTCTGTGTGGGCAAAGTCGCCGTTATAATGCTCATGGTTGCCCATGATGTAAATCACGTGTGGGAACTGTGCAGAACATCGTTGCATAAAATCGTGATAACGATTACTGCGGTATTCTGGTCCCATGATTCCGTGTGGATCATGCTGTGTCATGTCTTTGGCCACAAGAATATCTCCAGAAAGAATTAGTACTTCTGCGTTGTTGTTATTGGTTAGGTCTAAGTCACCAAATTCCAGGTGAACATCACTTGCTACTGCTATCTTCATACTCCGTACTCCGAGTATTATCGATTATATGTTTTTTCGTCTATATAATCAGGGTTGATGTGTGTAAAATCAGCGTGGATGCTGTTTACTTGTTTTTCTAATTGTAACACATTCTCCAGCCACTCCACAACCTTGACATTGCCGATCTGACGCGATTCGCGAATATAATTTTGGGCCTGCTCAGAAATGCCTAATTTCTTATCAAACACTGCGCGGATTGCTGAATCTGGTTGACCATACAAGTCAGCAATAACTTGATCTTTGTCACGGTCGTTGCCTTTGAGATACATTTTGCGTATTTCGGATGCAGAGTTAGCATCAACTCCATTTACTTTAAAGTTGATAGTGGGAGTGATCACAACGTAGCCATGTTTGGTCATGGGCTTGATTGACTTTTTATTTTTGGGCAATGGTTGTAGATAACCTGGGGAGCCATCTTTTTTAGGAGCAAAGTTAAAACGTTCAGCATCCTTGGCACTCACAGCAAATACCAGCACTGTGTTGGCTTTTTCTTCGTCAGGAACAGCACTGGTAATTTCAACAGCTTGATATGGATTTTTTACATTGACAATGCGACTGGCAGGAATACCCAGTTTGGTCATCATCATTACCTTGTCGGAGTAACTGAACGGACTAGTAACAGGTGCTTGTACACCACTGGTAGCAATGTACACACTGGCATCGCCGTACTGTTTGTTCAGCCAATCGTAGCTGGCCTTATGGCCTTTATGAAATGGATGGAAACGTCCTGGGTAGATTACTAGATAATTCATTATAGCATATTTATGCTTACATGTTTTCTAGCAGCCACAGGTAAATTGGTGTTGTAAATCGTAAACTCACATGACCATTACAGCCCATGTCACCAAAGAATTTGTCTTCAATAGGTGCTTGTGATCCGTTAAAACTGTGATGATACACACTTTGGTCAACAAACACCTGACCCAGTTCAATGTCATCAAATGCAACATTAGTAATGGACAACATTGCATCTTTGGTAATATTACCGTCGTCGTCTACAATAGTGTGCTCCGGAGTTTTATTTTTCATCACAAACTTAAACTCATGTTCGCCTTCGTCGTCGAGAATTTCTAAACTCACAGGCATCGGTTCTGTCATGTGATCAATTGAAAGTAGCAAAACATCATCAAGCAACACTTCAAACCCCAGTGCGGCGGCATAGTCAGAGGAGGTGAGATCAAAAGAGACTGTTATTTTATCCATAATTATTCCTTAGTACGAAACTGTTACGTTGTTGATGTAAGCAGGGTTATTGTCATATTCTTCGAAGCTGGTTACTACTGCTTTTAACCAGGAAAAATTACCGGTCAAATTAACAGGGTATCTAAAGTCAGTTGCAGGTGTAGATCCATCACCGTATTCAAACACATCAAACCAGTTGGCATCAGCAGGATCAAAATCCAGTGTTGCTTGCAGGGTTATTTTACCCGGAAAGTTTTCAACAGTGATAAACACAGTTTCTAAACTGCCTTGCCCTTGGTAGTAGCCTACTGCTTTAACAGGATCGCTTTCAAAGTCAACAGTACTACCATCATAGTTGCCGCTGGGGGTGCCGGTCACTAGGTCGCTTAATAATGTCAACGTTGTGATAGTCATGTTATGCTCGTTCCGCTTCTACGACAACCCCTGCACCAGCCAGTTCTTCTGCTACACTTTGTAGTGCTGTAACAATGTCTGCTGTGGCAATTTCGATGCCAGCATCTGTATCTTTGACCAATTTTGATAGTTTGATCACAACTATTTCTTCGTGTATTTTTGCCATAGTATATTACTTATGATTTTATGATCTGAATTGTGTTTTTTATCAAGCCGGGATATACCAAACTCAACATGGTCATCCAGCCAGTGTCCGTGTGATCCACAAAATAATACGACTCAGTCCAGCCTCGCCAATTAGTGTGCAATGTCCAGTCCTTCAATCCCGGACTTAATCTAATGCCTTCTTGCTTTTTTAACAAGTTGCTGATTGATCGTTTTTGCTGTTCGTTTACCACCACTGATCTCAAGTAGGTGCGATGCGTGTATGCAGATTCTTTAAGACAGATAGTGTCTCTGGGACGATCAATCACTGCTTGTGTGTAGGTTAGATAACTAAGCCCTGACACTGTGTCTGTTATTTCAGAGAACAGTTCGGAATCATTGGTGTACACACGTACTTGATTGTATTCTATCACCACTTTGTGTTGATATTTGGTGTTGATCAACACATCACACATGCTGTGTAAATTTTTTACCACGTCATCTGTGATGGCCCGGTTTGCAGAATAGTAGTCTTGTAGTTTGTTTACCCACTCTCTACGCACTGATACAACGTGATCAATTGCATCATGGTCAAGTTTACGCAGGCATCCTGCTTCCCGCAGCCGGCCATACATGCAGTATCGGTATTGATCGTAAAACAACCGATCTTTACTTACATCATTGAATGTTGGGATTGAATTGGTCAATTACAATGTATCCTTCGTCATTGACAACAGGTATGGTCAATGTTGATGTGGTTGTGAATTCCACTGCGTCATTGACCATACTGGCATGAATTGCACAGTCAGCAATTTGATCAAACAAGATGCGCTTGCTCAATGGTACACGGATCAGTTCGTCAATCTTGCGACCCAATGGACGAGCACCCATCTTGGGATCGTAACCCTTGTCTGCCAGCATGTCGATCACATCTTCAGCAAAGGTAAGACGAATGTTCTTGCTCAACAATGTTTCTTGCAACTCTGCTGTGAACTTGACCACAATTTTCTTGATGGCCAATTTGTCCAACTTGTTGAACTTGCACACTTTGTCAATACGATTACGCAGTTCAGGCTTGAAGAACTCTTTCATGGCACGATCTTCTTCGCCAGATTTTTCTAATGATTGACCAAAGCCAATGTTGTTGTTTTCATTGTCTCTAGCACCCAGGTTCGAAGTCATTATAATGATACAGTTCTTGACGTCAACTGATTTACCACTGCTGCCGGTGATCCGGGCCTCGTCCAGCATCTGCAACATGATGTTGACCACATCCGGGTGTGCCTTTTCAATTTCGTCAAACAACAGGATACTGAACGGGTGCTTGGAAATATCGCTGATCAACTTGCCACCACCCACATTGCCGTCATCAAAGCCCACATATCCCGGTGGCGCACCAATCAAACTGGCAATGCTGTGCTTCTCTTGGAACTCACTCATGTCATATTTCAGCAGGTGCATGTCGAGATTTTTACTCAGCAGTTTGGCCAATTCTGTTTTACCTGTGCCGGTTGGACCCAGGAACAAGAAACTGGCCACAGGCTTTTTAGCATTGCCAATGCCGGAGAAGTTGATGTAGATACGTTCTAGCACAGTGTCAATGGCTTCGTCTTGTCCGTACAAGAACTGCTTGATGTTACCTTCAAGTTCAGTGACTTTGGTACTGCGTTCGTTTTGTAATCTATCCAGTGGAACTCCAGTGACACGACTGAGTTGCGCCATAATCATGTCACGGTTGATAGTGACTGTGCCTAGGTCTTTGACACGTTCTCCAGCACAAGCGCCATCCAACAGGTCAATTGACTTGTCAGGATTCTTACGATCATGAATGTAGCGTCCACTTAGTTCCACAGCCGCTGTCATTGCTTCTGTGTCAATTAGCACATTGTGGAATGTTTCTAACCGGGGGCTAATGCCAATTAAGATTTGTTCAGTGGTTTCTGCATCGGGCTCACCAATGTTGACTCTGTGGAATCGACGCATCAACGCACGATCCTTTTCAAACGATTCGTAGTATTCTTCCCAAGTAGTTGATGCAATGACCTTGATGTTGCCTTTGGTAATGGCCGGCTTGATCATGTTGGCAAAGTCCAAACTGCTGGAGCCACTGGTGCCAGCACCCATCATGGTGTGTGCTTCGTCAATGAACAAGACACAGTTCTTTTTGGTTTCCAACGCGGCAATAACGTCCTTGAACTTTTCTTCAAACTCTCCGCGATACTTTGAACCTGCTAGTAAGGATCCAATCTCTAATCCCCAAACTTCAGAGCCTTTAAGGAACTCTGGAACACGACCTGCGTTGATCTCCTGTGCAAGCCCGTCGATGATGGCCGTTTTGCCCACACCTGGATCGCCTACCATGAGTACATTGGCCTTGAACTTGCGAGCCAACACAGTGATCATTTCTTCAAGTTCAGTGGCTCGACCAATCATTGGCTCTAACTTGCCGTCGGTTGCCATCTTGCTTAGATTTGTACAGTGTTGATCCAGTATCTCGTTTGCACTTTCGTTGCTGAGACCTTTTTCTGGTGCGCTGTGATTCTTTTGGTAGAACTCAGCAAACTCAGTTTTGTGAACGCCATACTTCAACAAGAAATAGTGTGCATGACTGTTGTTTTCTGCCATCATTGCTAGATATAAATCCAACAGTGTAATTGATCTGCGTCCGGTAAACAGCACCTGTGTTAAAGCACGATTAAACATACGCTCAAGGCCATTTGTTTTGCGTGGTGTGTAATCTTCTTTGCTGGTTAGTAAACTAACCTGCGATAGGATATATGCACTGAGTTCGCCTTCAAACTGTTCAACGGCTGTGCCGTATTTGATCAACACCGATCGAAACGGTGCGTATTGAATCATGGCCATCAATACATGTTCAGTTATTACATAAGCATGGTTGTGGGCTTTGGCAATAGCAACAGCATTGTTGACAATCTTTTCAATTTCAGGATTATTTTGCATCTTTTCCTTTTGTGGTTCGTGTATATATTATTATACAGCAATTTGTTTTATATATCAAGAGGTAATTGTTCGTTTTTGCTCTATCATGTCCAGCAGATCTTTTGGTATGTCTTTGGGAATCACTGCCTGTATTTGAACCAGCATGTCGCCGGGACCTGTGCGTCCGGGCAATCCTCTGCCACGTAATCTCAGTCGAGCGCCAGGCTGTGTGCCTTTTGGCACAACAATGGTTATCTCGTTGCCCAGCAAATCTTTAACTACAGTTTCGGTGCCTAGTATAAGATCCCAGATGTTTACTTCGTGGTCAGTTAACAGATTTGATCCTTGTCGACCCCAGGTTGAACTGGCAGCAATTCTAAAAGTTATCACAAGATCACTGCTGTGTGGACCAATGCCCCGGTACTGAACGCTGTCGCCATCGTTGATGCCCACAGGAATTTCTATTTCTACTGTAGACGCACCAATGCCAATTGTGCGTTTGCCACCTGTTGCTACATCTGCCAAAGTAATAGTTAAGTTTGCACGACTGACTGTGGGCTGGTGGCGTTGTTGACGCTGTCCAAACTGTGTGCCAAACACATTAAAGATAGTATCAAAATCAAACTGTGGGCCACCTGCCGGATTAAAGTTGTTGAACTGTGGTCTGGGATTGTCGTACTGTTGTCGTTTGGCACTGTCGCCTAGGGTGTCATAAGCGGCTTGTATTTCTTGAAACCGGGCAGTGTCTCCACCTTTGTCTGGATGATGTTGGCTGGCCAACTTACGAAAAGCCCGTTTGATTTCATCTTGCGTGGCAGTTCGGCTCACGCCCAAAGTTGAATAGTAATCTATCATGAAAAAAGTCCTGTACAGTTAATTATACAGGACTTGCAGGGTCGAGTCAATTACTTCTTGACAGGAACTTCGTGTCCTTCTAGTTTCTTGTGTACCTTGACTTCTTTGCAGTTTTGTTTGACTTTTTTGGTTTTTGGATCAATTACATCCTTGCCTTCTTTGTCTTTAACATCAACACAAACTCGAGTTTTTTCTTTTGGCTCCTCGGCCACTGCAAATTGACTACCTAGAGCCAATGCTAATGCTAATACGATTTTTTTCATTTTATTTTTCCTTTATTTTATCCAATCATTACAGCCGAGTACAATGTGTACCTGTCTTTATTTATATTGCGTATATTGTGCAGTGTGCCAGCACCGTTGAGAAACATGATGCCTTTGTTACGTTGGCCGGTCATGGTGTAGTATGGTTCTGGTGAAGTGATATCAAACAGTTCAGTTCCAGTATCGTTGTCAGTTAAATTAACAATCATCTGTAGAATAATGTGATTATTATCACAGTGCAGAGATGTAGCAAATCCGGGTGCATCATAATTTATAACAGTTACAGTCTTTGCACAATCAACATAGTAATCAATATCTCTGTACCAGAGCTTTCTAAAATAACCCTTGCCTGTATCCGTGTCTACTAGAACAGCGGCACCAAGAAATTCTGCACATTGCCGGCCTGGCACCTGTAGTATTTCTTTCAACATGTCTGACGTGCAATCCATGCGACACTGTTTTCGTTGGTGACTGATAGCTGATGTTGTATTATCAACCCAGATGTCTGTGCAAAGTAATTCATTTGAACAATCAGGAGCATCAACTAGTTCAACTTCCCAAAACACATTATCATACATGCCATTTAAGTGGCTTGGCTGTAGCACTTCGTGTATGCGTCGTTGGCCTAGTTGTATATGCATCAGCGTTCCGGGAACGGTGGAATTACAGGTGCTGTCTTGCCACCCCAGCCTGTTATTATTTCTGTACTCGCTGCCGCTCCAAATCCTGTTGACGTGCTTGCAAATCCTGCGTTTGAAGGTTGTGATCCCCAGGCGTGTGTGACTGTTGTTGCTGTTGGTGCACCAAACGTACCAAGCCCGGACTGCGGTGTTGATCCAGGTATTTGATATGTTGAACCGACATTCGATGGTAAGTTGATTCCGCCATTGTTGGCTCCTCCTAGTTTTTCTTGTGTACGACCATAGGCTGCAATGCCCAACACAGCACCCATGGCAATGTGATACAACCCAGCGCCTTGCAAGGTAATAGGTTGCCACTGAATGTTGACCTGTCCTTTTGAAAGGCTTTGTAGCACTGACCACAGCACTGGAAATATCACAAAGTCAGCAATACAGGTCAACATGTAACTCCATCCCATCATGGGACGCCATTTTGAATTCATCCAGTCTTCTTTTTTCTTTTCACTCTCACTCATTTTTTGTGTCATATCTGGCTCCGTATTATAATTTTAAAACCACAGCCAATAGCCCTGGGCCATTAGCACTAATCCCAAAGCACCAACGCCCAGACTGGCCTTATACATTTTGTTGTTTACCGACAAAATACTAGCACTCAACAGCACAATAGCCAGTTGAAACAACATGCCGGAGAATGTTAGCCATGGGCTGTGTGCTCTAGCCGCTTCACGTGCGGCGTCTTGTGCTCGTGCCTTGGCCAGTAATTCTCGTTTGCCTTCGCCGGTGTCAGGTTCGCTTTCGTATCTAGCAATCTTGGCTTCTAGTTTCTCAATACGTTCTTTGTCAACACCTTTTCGGGCTTCTTCTAATTGTCCTTCGGCCAAAGTCTGTTTGATACTTTTGCTCTGATAGAATCCATAAGTGTTGCTGGCCTGTAACAGGTTGGTTTGTGCTGTGCTTGAAAAGCCATTGGCAAGATATGTGTTGGCAGCTAAAAATAAGGCCATAAACACAATGACCAGGCCGGCTTTGTCTTTGATCTGTGCTTCACGCTCTGAACGTGATAGGGGTTTGCTTTCGTCAGCCATTTCGTTAATCCTTTTTAATCACGGCCGTGACACGGGCCTGTATGCGTTTTGCAAAGTCCGGTTGTGGAAAGTTCCAACCAATGAATGCTCCTACGGCCAACCAAAATAGTGTTTCCAACATGATTTATGCTCCTAGTATATGTAATGCGTGTTCAGTGTGCTTGATGCGATCTTCTAAGCCAATATAGCCACCGTTGATGGCTCGTGTTAGTCCCTTGGTATCATTTGCATCAGCAAATCTATTTAAGTTATTTTGTTCCCAAAAGAAACAAGCACTCTGTGCGGCACCTTCGAATGTGGCCAGGTACTCGGCAGCTTCTTCTACTGAAATGCCTAGTGATCCTGCAAAAAATGTGTAGTTGTCTTTGCCGGTCAACTGAATAAGTCCACGACCACAAAAACGCCAGCCATCGCCTGATGTTTCGTCGCCGTTGCCCATGCGATTGGCATACACTCTGTTGGCAATGCGCTCGGGTTTGTTGGCGTATTGTTGTGCTAGTTCTGCTGTGGGGAAATACTTTTTAAACACCGTCATCAAACTGGCGGCCTTGTAGTTTAGGTTTTCTTTGATAAAAACAAAATTGCCCGACTCGTGTGCGCACTGTGCCACAAAGTGTGCCACACGCAGGGGTGTGTTGATTTCGTAATCATCCAACAACTGGTCCAGTGCTTCGTGCCAGTGCGTGATATGGGGGTTCTTGACCATTTGTTTTAGTTGGTCCAGTGCTAGTATACTACTCATTTAACGGCTCCTTGTTTGTATTTAATCTTTTGATATGACATTACCGCCCAGTCCACACCCAGGGATCATTGATAATTGGTGTACCGTCAGATCGTTGCATGAAATTGCCACCGTGCATATCCCAATGATATCCCCGGGATTTGCCAAGATTAAATAGTTCGTCAAGAGTACTAACCATCAGTGGCATTCTCTCGGCACCCAATTTTTTCTCTAGTACCGCATACTCGTTTGGCTGATTTCTTTGCATGGAGTTCATAAACCCCTTCACAGTGAGAGCTTTGTATTGATGAAGCCAACTCCTAATCAGACGACCTAGGTCATCCAGGGCAAATCTTATTGGACCCTGAGTCTTTTTCAATGGCTCGGTTCGTATCATTAGATAGCGATTGTTGCCCCACATAAAACTGTCATGGCCATAAAATCGCGGCAACAAGGGATTGTTGCTGTGGTTGGTACAGTAGTCGTACCAGGTAAAAAACATCTTTTGATCAGGACTAAAGTCCTTTTTTCCTTGGGTGCCAAATATCTTCAACACCAAGCCGGTGCTGGGTTCTAAGTATGCCGTTTGGTCCACACCCTTGCCCAGATATTGATAACCCTTGGCTTCCAGTGCAGATCTGATGCCTTTGTCTGTGGTTGAAAATTCTTCTAGATTCTGCTCGTCGATAAATTCCTGCGATCTCATTTAACGACTCCTTCAAATATATTTTTTTGTATTCGATACCACTGTTGCCAAGCATCTGCTTTCACAGCGCACTCATAGTATGTGCCATAGTTGATGGTTACTGTTCTAGCAACATCACTTAACACAGGTGCATCTTTTAATTTTTCTAAATTGGGACAACGTTCTAAAGAGTTTAGTCCAGGCGGATCAGGAAACCGTGCAGTAACTGGTACTGCGGTTGAGCATCCTGCAAGTGCCACAAGTGTAACTAAACTAGCTACGACACGTTTGTTGATCATTTCCTATGCCCTTGACTTTCGGGTGCCATTCCCCAGGATGCATCTTCAGCGGCTTTCCGGGGCAATGATTTATAATTTTGTTTACGATCAGCACCGTGGAACTCTCGAGCAACATCCGGACTGATGCCAACTTTCTTGGCAAACTTGGGATTGTGTGCTGCCGCTGCCATTGTACGGAATTGTGCTTGGCTAGTAGACTTTTCGTCTAGTTCTTGTTCCGCTAAGCCACCTGCGGCTGCATCTTGCGCAGACATACGAACAGTTTCTGCATCACGTTCGGCATCTGCTGCCTGTGATTCCCAACTGTCAGGATTGTCGGGTTGATCTTCAATTATAAATTCACGTGCTCTCATTTCTTAGGTCCTTCTGCGGCATCGTTGTGTGCCTTGATAAATTCTCGGGGTATTTCACAAATGCCGCCTGGCATGAACTTGGTGTCATACTTGACTACTTCGCGGTCAACATATTGTTTTACAATCTCTGTGCGTCCACGAATGTACTTGATCGTCTCTCGGGTTTTGGTTTGTATTTCTGTGTTGGCAACAGCAGATTGTTCTTCGGCAATTTTTAACTTTGCTTCAACTTCTACAACTTTTGCTTGCCAACGATCATCGGCGGCTTGTCCGCCCAGCATCCAGGCACCAATGACCAACAACACAACGCCTGCCAACTCAGCAGGTGTTTTGTACAGTGCAACACCAGGAATCCAACGCACTGCTTTGCTGGCTAAAAATAGTCCAAATCCGCCTGCGGCAGCGGCCCAGGCAATGAGTACAAAAATAAAATCTGGGATTAAACTAAACATCCATGCAAGTTGCGACATACGTATACCTTATATATACGTATTTAGCAAGTGACGTGCGACACTCGACTCAGGGATTTACTTTAACCCCATGCTTTTTCGTATGTTTGTGGCACTGATATTATGGGTTGATTCGTCAAATGATTCTTGTTCAATTTTATAGCCCACGTCACGTCCGTATGTGATGTTTACAATGTTAGGAACAACCTGTATTTCGTATTGTCCTTGATACACCATGTCTAGATCTCTGCGTATATAATTCTTTACTTGTTCAATAGCAAATGGATTTGAACCTTGCCATCCTTGACAGTCGCGAATTTGAATCACAACCTGCCCTGTTTTTGCAATGGCACGGTCAAACAGCGCACGATGGCCTGCATGCCATGGCTGCCAACGTCCTAGCATTTGCACAGTTTCTCGTTGCCAATCAAACACAGGTCTACGACGATTATCTAAGATATGCGCGGCAATGAACTCGCCCCATTTCTCACTGTGCTGTTCTGTAATTCTAAAATCATAAACTTCAGGCGGAACAAAGGCTCGGTTAGTGTCTTCGTATCTACCTTTGTCAATGGTGTCAACCCACACAGTCCAGTCTGCTTTGAAGTTATTGCGCATTTCCACCAAGGGAGCAACAAAGTCACAGATGACATAATCAACATCGGTCATCGTGTCTGCCAATGATCGCATACGTAGACTTTGTCGAATACGGCCTGCTTCGCTAAAGTCCCAGTCATTGTATTCTTTACGTACATCGTCGGCATTTAACCAATGAACTCGTTTCTTTTCGTTTTGCAAATGCTCGAGTATGTGCTGTGCCAGATATGTTTTGCCGGCTCCTGGTAAGCCCATGATTAAAATACGTTGTGGCATGTTATTTCCATTTCCTTGAAGTGTGTTTTGCTAGATCATCTGTGGCATGATGCGCCACAGGTTGAAAGTATTTACTGTTGGTATCATCCACTAGAATATTTGTCAACTGCGGATGCGCAAAATCTATTGGGAATTCCAACTGCTTTGCAATTTGACGCAGGTAATCTTCTTGGTACAAGTGTAGCAATTCATAACTTAAAAACACCGGATCCCAGGTGCGTAGTTTTTCGTATTCAGCAAGTGCAATGTCAACAGTGGGTTCGCCACGCACACGAGTTTGCTGATAGTTTAGTATGTTGCGATCTCGCCCGATAATGGCAATCTTTACACAGATGCCCAAGCCCATGGCAGTGGCAGCAAAACGCACAATGTCAGGCACAGTGCGTTCGCCTTTGAGCATGTAAGGTGTACTTACACTAGTTACAAAGTAATCACAGCGGCTCCAGTCAAAGTCATTGAGTAAATCAGGATTTTCCCAGTACTCGGCAAAGGGTTCTTGGTCATGTCCTATCCAGTATTCGTGTAACAGTGCATGCCATCCGTGTACATCAGGATGCAATGCAAATATCTTGCTCCATAAATGATTGCCTGACCCTTGCGGGCCTGTTACGATTAAAAGTGTTTTTGGCATTGTGTCATGAGTATTATGAAATTATTCCTACGCTAGTTAATAATTTTTTATCGTGATGGTGTTTCCACTTTTGTAACAACGCTAGTTGTTTACTATTAATTTTAGGTATGTTAAACAATGTTTCTAAAATTTTTGCATCACTATTAACCAAGTCTTGCAATTTAACAACCACATCAGCTGATTCTAAATATGGTATCATTGGACTATGTACTAGTTCATTGTTAAAATACGCACCAGGCGCCCTATCTTGATATTTAAAATTTAAAAAATAGTTAGTATACGGGTTTGACAATATTTCTCTTTGTATATTCTCGGGCAGACGATCGATCTGCCTAACGCTAAGACATTTTGGCCACAATGGATCTTTTATATTGTTGTAATGTGTTTGCCACATTTTTAAAAATTTTTTAAATTTGGCATATTTTACATTCCGAATATTTTGACCAAAGTACCAATATGCTTTTTTATAATAAGCCAGTAAATCTTGGCTATGATAGTCTGTATAGATAACAATTTTTTTACACAGTAATTCTTCTAAGATGCTGTTACTATCATCTCCAAATGGATTGCATTGAAAATAAATTTTATCAACATTAGTCAGAGAGTCTGCTGTGATCTGGGCACTTGGCCATATTTCAGTGTTTTTCCATTGATCGGGAGATTTTATATTCCAGTGCTCCTGAATTATTTGGTCCAATGATAGATCTCTGTCAAATGCAGTGTAAAACTGGTCCGACAATAACAAAAGATGTAGCAATAGAAACCCACCAGAGCCGCCGGAATATTGAAGTGCCCAATTAGTCATACAATTTTTTTTAAAAGTGTTTTTCTCGTTGTTAATCTTTGTCTGTGACAATGACAGCAACTTGATCAACCCAGACCATTCTACCTTCACAAGCAATGTTCCATTTTGTTTCGCCGTATTCGTGTGTGCATTCAGTGTAGGTTTCTCCAATAATGCGAACATCAGTTGCTAGATGCTCCTCTCCATTTTCAAAGATGCGCCACACTAACTCACTGCCGTTGTGCTTGGTATTAAATCTAACATGATACTTGTTCATTGTAGCGATGCTAGGAAACAGCGAGTCTGATCTGTAATAACACCAGTCAACTGAAACGTTACTCTAGGATGATGACCTGCGTTGGCAGTGCTGTGCGGCATGTTGGCCCAGTCAAAAGTTGATACATCACCGGCACGCCATTGATTCCAATGGTAGTTGCCATACTCCCAGAACTGTCCAGGTTGCCAATCTGTTAACTGTACAAAATAACGTCCTATCTTTGTGGGATCTTCTGGCGACCATTTCTGCAGTTTGTCTATGTGTAGATTCCACACTTCTCCAGGCTGTTGTACGTGTATGCGTTCCATACAATCATCTAGACCAAATGCCCGAGTAATTGCTTGTAACGAAGCAGGAATCTGCCAGTTAATATGAGTAATGATCATTTTGGGATCTGCGCCCACACGTTCAATGTCGTATTCTTCTGCCAACAAATCTTCTCTTGGAGGAGGAACACCTTCACCTTTGTAGCCGCGAGTTTCCCAAGTTGCTGGGTTTGAGTTGGCAACAATGTCTTCAATATCGGCCTGCCATGTGGGTTCAATATGTCCTAGATGGTTGATTACATCTTCGAATCGATCTATTTTGACAGTGTCAAAATGATATGTACTGTAACTCTTGGTGAAATCCCAACTGCTTTTAAATTCGTCTGTTATCATATTAATGTGACCCTTACGTCGCTTGCGCCATAACTTTGTTCATACTCTGCCGGCGGAACTTCTATACCCAACATACGTGCCAACTGTTGATTGGTCAACGGATGTTGTCCTGGATATTTCAATGAAGCATTCACAATGCCTGTGTTCTGTTGTTTAATTATGCTGGCCATTGTTTTTAAATTTTTATAGTACATGTCATATGCAGGATAGGTAATATCAAAGTGTCCACACTTGACCCACCAGCCTAGGCAAGCATCATCTGGACGATGTACCAACACAATGGGAGTTTCAGGAAATAATGTTCGCAAATGTTCAATGTGATTGCTGAATACATGGCTTTTGATAATTCGCGTACCTTTGGATTCTTTAAATTGAAACGGCTCGGCAAATATTTTTTCCAATTGTTCTCTATTTAATGTGGTCAAATCCTCAGGCAACGGTGAAATCATGCCCGGGTCAAAGTAAGCACCCAAATGCATGAGTTCCATCTTACCACTGGCATCATGATAATAGGTCCATTCATCTCTATAGTCTGAACGATCAATGTCAGGACTATAGTAAATGTTTTTAACTACACTGCTCCATTTTGAGCCTGGAGCACCGGCTACAAAGATATATTTCATTCTTTACTTAAATCAATTCGACTCAGCACAGGAATAAATGCCGCACGTAGTTCATCCATGTGCTTCTTTAAACCCACAGGGTTTAATTCATCTTCTGCGTAGAAAATAACGTTGGCATCCATGTATTCACGGTACTCTGCTGAACGAACTGCTTTACTAAACTGTTGTTGATACCAGGTGACAATTTCTTTATTGGTACCTGGTGGCAACTGTATTGACCAAGCGGCATACACATTAATACCAGGCGCCACTGTGTTCAGCAACGGTACGTTGGGAAACTGTGCCATCCGTTGTGTACCAGTAAATCCAATGGGTTTTACCTTGCCTGCATCCACCAGAGCCTTGGCCACTGCAATGGGCATGATACCAAATTCTGTGCCTGTTTTGCCATCATAACTGGCTACACTTTGTACTGCTGGTTGTGGGCCGTTGAACTTGACAGGTTTAACTGTGTCTTTGTTGCCGCGGCCTTTGTCCATCAAGTATTCAAATGCTGTTCTATGTGCGCCACCACCAATGGCAATGCTGATTGTTCTGCCTGATTGAATATATTTCACAAACTCTTGTGGAGTATTGACGCCACTCTTAGGGCTGGCAACCAATACCAGGGGCGATTTACCCATGGTCAATACATCCACAAATGAGTCGTAGTTGTATTTCTTAATAGACTTTTCCCAAATATCATTTGTGACATAACTGCTCATGTGACTGGGCAAGTTGATTGTATGGCCATCGTTTGTGGCTTCCAAAAACTTGTTGTTGGCAATTACACTGTCTGCACCTGGTATGTTTTGTACCACAAAAACAAATTTGGGATTTTCTTTTTGCACAATCTGTGCCAGTTTTCTAAAGGCCATTTCGTTTCCGGCACCGGGTGTGTTGCCAATAGATACAGTAACGGGTTTAGTGGGTTCCCAAGCAAATACCAGGGCAGGCGCTAATAACAGCGCGGCAAATAATTTTTTGATTGACATATAGTTCCTTAAATAGTATGCTTGATTTTTAAACGCCTGGCAAATAATTTGCTGGTTTGTCAAAAATTCTACTTTATTTATTAAATTTTTCTATGAACACTAAAATTTTTAACCTAATCTGCAAAAATTTGCAGGACTCCTTTAACCTGCCCAAGCATGCTAATATCACAATCAACGCAGATACTCAGGTACAAAATTTACCCTGGACACCTGCACGTTATCGCAAGTTCAAGGACGCTGTAGAAGCAGAACTAAGTTTGCCCTGTGATTATATAGGTACCGTACGGAACATTGTGGATGATCTCTCTGAACGTTATATCTTGCGTTTCTTTAGTGAAATTTGGAAGCCACGCACAGGTGACTATGAACACACGGGCTGGGAACTTGCAGAAGAAATTAACAAACTGAACCCGGAACGTGTGCTCGATGTGGGTTGTGGCTATCATCCTTTTAAAGGACGTATCAACAACTTGGTTGGCATTGATCCCTACAATAACTGCGCAGATTATGAAGTAGATATCCTAGAGTACCGAGTAAAACATCAGTATGATGTTATCATGGCACTAGGGTCAATCAATTTCAACTCACATGATGAAATTGAAACAAGATTCAGTCATTGTGTAGATTTGTTAAAAACAGATGGCAAGTTCTTTTTACGTGCTAACCCTGGCATCACGCACAAGACAGGCCCGTATGTGGAAATTTTTAATTGGACGTTTGAAGTAGTAAACAAGTTTGCTGAAAAATATAATCTTCGACTAGAAACGTTTAAGAAAGATGCTAATGATCGATTGTATTTTGTGTATCAAAAACTTTGATTATTAATTGGCCGGCAGCAGCATGTGCTGATTCCAATGGGTGTCCTATAGCTGTAATAGGATGCCCATTTTTTTTGCTCCATTGTTGAAAATTCATGCCGCCAAATGTGGTCATATGCGGCCGAATATAGTCTTGTAGATCGGTAATGGCAGGGGTTGTATGCCACCGCCGATCAAACATCAAGTCATCCATATAGGTCATTATAAATGGACACCCTTTTTGTTTAAGTGTATCAATGACCAATCGAACACTCATGAGAGTTGCGAGTTTATCTCTTATTTCAGAATGTAAATTTTTATAATATGTGTTTGCTATGTCGGTTGTATCAATTGGCATAAGCGTTGACCAAGCCACGCCAGCCCACCTCTCTGGGTTGTTAAGATTAACATAATCAAAACGATCTATAAAGGTCCATCCAATTACAAATAATGTTTGTTCGTTCGTGGCCAAATGAGTTAACACTCGTTCTGCAATTTGTAAATTTCCTGCGCCTGGGCGAGCGTATATTAAGTAATCGTATCCAAGATAGGCGGCCAGGTGTGCAGGCCAGGTTAATCGACTACCGGTAGGATATTGATCGTTTTGTACATCGTCACTTAGTTCGCTACCAAAGATAAAACTGCAACCAAAACTTTTTAAATTCATAGGTAGTTATATACCTACTTTACAGAGCAGGGCGTAAATTAACGCAGGCCGGCTGCGGTTTGTAGGGATTTTAGTTCTGCGTCAGTTTCGTAGATCTGCTTGTAAGGCAGTCCGGCTGACACACGTACTTCGTTGAGATCTTTTTCGTAGCGTTCTCTATAGGCCTTAGGGCTAGTGGGAACTGTACTGTCAAATGAGTCTCTGCTGAACGGCACAGAGTCACCTTTATAGTGCATGGTCCAGTCATCTGGCTCATACTCTGTTAAAGTGTTCAGGTCATTCAACAGGGTTTCCACGTGCTGACCTGCTGTGCTACGACGACGTATTTCCACGTATACCAAGTAACGATTGGGTTTGACTTCTCCAGGACTCTTGTCTGCATCTAGTACAAAGTCATAGCCTTTTTCAAACCAGGCCATTAGATCTTTGGCCGCTTGTGGATCACGCACAAAGAAACTCACAACAATGATGTCATCGTCGTCACCCATTTTACTGCTAAATTCGTCAACATGAATAGTGGGCTTCATCAAGCCTTCCAGGTCCTTGTAACTAAGGCTTTCAGACAGCAGGTTGCTGAGGCTGTTGGGAAAGGTTGTTTTGTGCATTTTGTGCTTGCTCGTCGTTTTGGTATTCATCTTGATCAATGTCTTGTTCGTAGGCATCATCCAAGTCTGCCAGGTCAATGTCTTGATCTTCCAGTTCAATGGATCCTGTGCGTATGTCACTCATCAGGCTCTTTGGCATGGTAATTTCTACCAACCAAATCTTCTGTTCCATTATCTTTGCTTTGTGTGTGCCCGGACGATAGTCACTGGGTGACTCAATCTTTACCGGCACTTTCATTGTGGTTTTCTTGAACTTCACTGTGCAGTCAAACGGCAGCAATCTACGTGCGCCACGTGGGTCAGGCATGCGTTTTTCGGGCCACATGAATGTGCAAGTTACGCTGTATTTGCCAATGTCTGGGCCAGCAACTAGTTCGCCAATATCCCAGTTTTGAAATGCGTACAAGTCTAGTTCGTCAATAACACGCTCAAAGTCCAACAGGGTCAGCAAACTTCCTTCGCTCATGTAAATGTCGCGAATGTTCTCTGCCACTTGCCAGTAATCTGATCCGTCTTTAAATACTTTTTCGTCTGCTAAATCCATACAGTTATTTATGGCAATGAGACTGTGCGGGGTATTTTGGAATTGTGTCTCGGTTAGCCTAATACTTATGCCGTATAAATCCTTTATCACCACCCAGAGAATTCAAAAAGTTATAGCCTAAATACTTAGGACAGCAGGTTGCTGTCAGACAAAACCCTCAACTTTGGAGATTACATTGAGCAGACAAAGAGCCGCAAAAGCACAAAAACGTATGGCACAAGTAGAAAACACAATTGATTTTTCCCAGGCACACCAGTATCATCGCCCTCGAGCGATTGCACTTGTGCCACGGACTCGCAATCAAGAACGACTTGTACTGGCGTTGTTGGATGATGACCAACACATCGTAGTAACAGCAGGACCGGCAGGCACTGGCAAAACCTATCTAGCCATGCAAGCCGCAGTAAAAGCCCTTAAAGAAGGCTCCTGCGAACGTATAGTATTAACACGCCCAGCGGTGGGCGTAGAGGATGAATCACACGGATTCCTACCAGGGGACCTTAACCAGAAAATGGAACCTTGGACAAGACCCTTGATAGATGTGCTACGTGAGACCTATCGTCCACAGGACATAGCTGCCATGATTGAAAATCAGTTGATAGAAATATCACCCTTGGCATTCATGCGTGGGCGAACGTTCAAGCACAGCTGGATCATTGCTGATGAAATGCAAAATGCCACACCCAATCAGATGAAAATGCTAATGACACGCATCGGTGTGGGCAGTAAGATTGTGGTCACAGGCGATGTAGAACAGACTGACCGACCGGGCAGTAACAACGGTCTGCTGGACTTGTGTGTCAAGTTAGATCGAACGGATGTGGAAGGAATTGCAGTATGCCCAATGGAAACACGAGATGTTCAACGTCATGCTATCATTGGCTCAGTATTAAAACTTTACTCTTGATATGTGATTAACTGGTAAATTTCTTTCCAGTTTTTAACAGTTATGATGCCTTCATGGTAGTGGTGCATATTATGTCCGTGCTCTACCAGAAGGCTTCTTAACCCGGCTCGATACCCGGCTTCGGCATTTTCAATTTTGTCTTCTAACCAGTAGCATCCAGTACCTTCGTATTCTTCCAGTGCTTCTTCCTTGTCGGCTCCGGTGTCCAAGCACACTATGCGTTCAAATGCTGATGTTCCAAACAGTTTGTTTAGATTCATTTCACGCAGTTTTTGTGCGTTGGGATCTAGACTCAAACTGGTAATACAGTGAAATCTAAATCCATGCTCTTCGTGCAGTCGCTTGACGTAATACATGGCATCACGCAGTGCAGGCAAGAATCCAATTGCGGCTGACTCATTGAACAAGCGTATTAGTTTTTTAACCTGCTCTTTGGGTATGCCATATCTCATTGACATATCATAGTTGAGCTTGCTACCAGGAACTTCTTCAAAGCCGTGTTCCTGCATCCAAACATTAAACGCCCATTCCCAATCTAATAAGACACCATCAGCATCAGTTAGGATTAGTTTTTTTAGGTTTTTGTATTTTGATTTCATAGTGTATTATACTACAAAATCCGATTGCTGTCAACTGGCTGCGGGCACAGGCGTATCCGCTTTGACATCAATTGGATGTCCGTTTTCGTTAAACAGCCGTTCGATGATATTGGCATAGTGCTGGTAATAATAACTCACAACAGTGTCCCACACTCTAGGAACTTGTACACCGTTCATACTACATTTTTCAACTCGTAACAATTTAAAATCCAAAATTACACTGGCAGTTTGAATATCGCTGGTTTTTAATCTTGTGACCACAGTCATAACTTCGTCAGTTTGGCCATTTGCTTTTTTGTAATAGGTAAGGATTAGATATCTCATGGTGTATTTAAATGATTTGTAAGTGTTGCTGATTTTTTTTGTTACGGTCGATTAGGGCATCGAGCAATTGAGCATTCGGGATGAATTGCAATTGATTGCATAGGGTTTGATAAGCACTAGGAGTTCGATCAAAGTCAATGAAAAAATCTCGGTACATTATTTCTATGTCATTGCTGGGCAGATGCTGTAGTTCAATTTTAGAGGTAGAAGGCAGCAGTTCACGATACGTCAGCGTTTGGCATCGATACAACTCCAAACAATGTTTTATTTTTTGTTGTGTTTGTCCCTTGAGAATAAATTTAATTTCGGCAAAGTCTCTGGGTCCCAGCACACGATCCAGCACTTTGCGTCGAAAGTCGCTGAAAACTTGATCTTCATATCCTGCACAATTGATACGCACAAACCTTGAGTGATTGACTTTTTCCAGTGTCTCTACGTGTTCAGGATATTTGTACAAGTGATACGGAACAGCAACAGACCGAATACTACGGTTAGCACATTCGTCGTTGAACATCAACAAGTATTTGTTAAAATTTTTACGCCAGTCGGTGTGTATCAAGCTGTGAGAATTCAACCATTTTTGCATGTAATTTGGATTGAGTTGTAGATCCATTTCTAGCTTTTGACCAAAGTGTACTGACAACCAGTTGGATATAAACTCGCCGCCGGCACCTTCTTGATAATCAACCACAATCAATTGTTCAAGCACGGTGCAATAGTTTTATTGTTTTAGCCCACATTTCATGTGTGCGTGGTCCGGGATGTGTGCCCGACACATCACTATCTCGATTTGGCATGAGATTGATAACCCCTGGCCAATGTGATGAACCATGTGATCCAAACCCAATGTTAAGGCATTGTGGAGACATGTATTTTACTTGTTGTATCAATGCACCCACGTCTTCGCTGTATCTTTCGATCCAAAAAAACACAATACGAGTTTGTGGGGTGAAACACTTGGATTCAAGAAAATTTGTTAGATTAGTCACGCTGTGATGATTCATATAGTGCCCAGACAGTCCATAGTTTTGACAGTGATCAAAATATGAAGTCAATATATCTGGTTCTGGAACTCCGACACCAAACACAATGCTGTTGCCAAAAAACGCCCACTCGGCAGGCCAGTCGTATGTTTGAGCATGTCGATAACCCTGAGAGTTAAATCTATATTCAATTAGACCTGTGTGATCTTTGCCCCAACAATTTACAGTCTGGCCGCGATGTTGCCAAGCCGGCTCATAGCAGTTGTCAACGGAGGTTGCCAAGTTCACTCAAGTTGCCCGAGTTCAATCAGTGTTGCACTTAAATTAATTTCTTGATCTGCTACCAGTGGAATGTTGGCAATACCATTGCGAATAATGATAATTGCTTGGTCTTGTTTCTCAACATCTTTACTCCACAAGTCAAGATTGTCGTACATCCACCGGAACGTAACATCTGCTTCTTCTGGAGTACTCTGTTGACACAGTAGTGTACGTGCTTCACGAATCTTACCTGCTTTGAACAAGCCCACACAGTCCAGTTTCCAGTCGCCCACAGAACGATCAGTCACACTGGGTGCCAACAGTGTGCCAGTTTGACTGTTTTGTTGTGTTAGATTCAAACACTTGCGTAGATCTGGATAAGTGGCTTTGACATAACTGTCTAGTGTGTCAATGTCAAACTCTATACCTTCTGTGACCAACACAGTGGCCGCACGGGCAGTGAACTCTGTGTGATCAGTTTTGGGAATGGCAATATGCTGACACCGACTGTGGATCGGTGGCAGGATCTTGTTGGGATAGTTACAGGTCAAAATAAACCGCACACTGTGACTGTAGTCTTCCATCAAGTTACGCATGGCAGGTTGTACACTGCTGGGATTCATGTAGTCTGCTTCATCAATCAGCACAACCTTGAATCGGCCAAATGGCATGGTCTGACAAAAAGAGATCAGTTTGTCAACCCATTCAATCTTACGTGCTTCTTTACTGCCGTTAGCATACAGTACATCGTATTCGTCTACACCCAGTTCATTGATCAACACTTTGGCCAAGGTTGTTTTACCTGTGCCTGGCCCACCACTGAACAACAGGTGCGGAATGGTTCCATCCTTGATCCAAGCTGCCACTTGTTGTCTATGATTATCATCAATAAACACATAGTCGCTGACTGACCGAGGTCTGTATTTTTCTGTCCAAAGTTCTTTCATGCTATTTCAATTTGTTGTTTCATTGTTGACAATTATAACACCAAGAGCGGTGTGTGTCTACTAGTTTGGAACAGTTCCGTCTTGTAACACTTTAAATGTTTCGGCTGCTGCCACACGTTTGCGTAGACTACTTGATGAAAAGGAATGGTCGCGTCCATTGAATACCAATTCAATACCACGCTGATTACCTTCCCATTGTCCGGTAAAATCTTTTTCTTGATATTCTACTCCCAAAATGCGTACATCCAAGGGAAGAATTAACAACAGGTCAATTAGATCCTGTTCAGTTTGGTACACAACAACTTCGTCTACATAACGGCAAGCGGCCAATTGAATTTGACGTTCTACAATACTTTGAATAGGTTTGTTTTTGGTGTCGGGGCGATCGATTGTGGGATCTGTTTGCAGCCCACAGATTAGATAATCACAATGATTCTTTGCTTCACTCAGCATAGCAACATGTCCGGCATGCAACATGTCAAATGTGCTGAAGGTAATGCCAATTTTCTTGCCGTCGGCCTTTAGTTCTTTGATGTGATTGAAGATCATTATGCAAATCTATGCTTGGATTCCACATGTTCGGCTGTGCTCATTGTGTCATCTTGCGGCTGTTCATCTGACACTAGCAAAATGTCACCGGGATCAACTCGTCGGATGGTACGTTCAACACCGTTGTCGTCAATTTCAATTCCACGTGTCCAACGACCGTGTGCCACGCAGATCCAGTCACCAGGTGCAACATCCTGTTGCTCTGGACCAACAGCATAGACCTGTGCCCAGCGTGGACGAATACCTAGACCTGTTCCGTTGTCGTTTAATAACACAATACCCGCAGATGTTTGGCGCATGTCAAACGACATGTCTCTCACAATCACTGCATCTCTCAATGGCTCAAGACTGTCGGCTGATAATTTATATGGTGCAAATGCGGCTTTGTTCATTGATTCCTCTTAGATTTTGTTGACGCCTGGCTTGTTTTGTGCCATTTGACGTGGTGTGGTAAGTAGTTCTTGTTTGACTGTTTGTGCTTTGGCAATGGCAGCTGCCAGGCCGCCGCGTGGAATAGTTTTTGCGGGTTCTTGTGCTAGTTCTGGAACAACAGCTTCTAGTTCTGCAAGTTCTTCTAATGATTCAATTTCTGGAATTTCTTCAACATCGACAGGTTCTGGCGCAGGTTGCATCTTATCATGTACAGATACTAACCGTTCATCATTGTATGCATCCAACACTGAATCACTTACAACTTTTTCTTTGCGTTTTTTAATCTTGGCTTTTTCTGCCTGTTGCTTTTTGGCAACTGCGGTGCTGGTGGTGGGCTCCATTGCTGATGTGTTTGTGCTCTGTTTCTGATAGTGTTTTTGTACCTGTTTGTTCTTGGACTCAATCACGCGGTTGGCACTATCAAGTGTATCACCACGAGCATTAACATTCATATTGCCGACTGCACGGACGTTTTCGTTTTCTAACATCAATGCGCCAATGTCAACCACACGCCCCATTGCCGATTTATATATTTTTTGTGCCATAACTATTCCTTTGAAATATATGTATATTTAACGTAGAAACTCTTCCACATCTAAATTATAGTACATGCTGTCAATTCGGTGTACCTGTAATTTGTACAGTACATAACTTGCCACGCTTGAACCACGTCCAACACCCCACACTATCTTGTGTTCGGTCATTACGTCAACCATGTACACCATAAAACGTAATAGATCGAACAGGTCACGCTCTTGATACAACAGCAACTCTTTGCCGCAACGCTGTAGTTCTGCTTCGGTACTGCATAATCCCAGCACATGTGCCGCAATGTCCATGTTCTTGTACTGCTTGGGCATGTGCCATGCGGCCTGTTGCTGTGCGTGAAAGTCTTTGGGGTTGATATGTTCTTGCTCATGTGTCCATTGCGGAACAGGATCCAACAGTTCAGCTAGACATGTTAATTCCACAGCGGAATCAACAATCATTCCGCTGAGTTCAGCAGGCGTGTGACCTTTCATTACAAGATCGCACAGATCTTCTTCTGTGTAAATTAACTCACCAACGTTATTTTGTTTCATCTTTATTAAAATTAACAAACACAATAGTATTACCAGTGTCCTCGGAAACAGGGGCGTTGTCCTCAGGCCATTGTAGTTCTAATTCTCTCCAGGATGATACAGCACCTAGGCTCATGATGTTTTCTGTTTCGGATATCTTATTATTGTAGTGCATCAAGTTGGCGTCGTGCCACCAGCCCTTTTGATCATACGGGCCAATTGGTTCTTCGTCACTGTGCATGTAAGTTACTTCGCCACCAAGTTCACTGCTGATTTCAACTTCGCCGATGATCATGCGGTCTTCACAAATGGCATTTAGTTTGCAGTATAGCATAATACCAATCAGTTGGTCAACTGGTTCATCTGGTAATGTGGTGATCTTAACACCGGCATTGGCCAACAGCTTGCATTGTTCTTCATTACTACCATTGATAAACACACTGGATTCCAGTGAGTCTGCAATGAAAAATTTAATACGATCAAATGCAACATTGTGACTTTCACCATCCATTGTTGTGGTCATCATCCATAAACGAACCCGGTAATTGTTCATTCTCAGCATGCCGTCAAAATAACATCCGGCCATGAAGTCAATGGAGTATTGCAGTCTTACATTCATGATATATCAATGATTTGATCAAAGTTGGGACCTCGCCCGTCTTTGTCATTTTGTTTGTTGAACAGAGCTGTGGATTTCTCTGTGTACTTGGTTTGATATGTTTCGATTGCCATTTGAATTTGGCGCACCAGTTCAGTATTGCCCATTCTAAGAGCAATACCCATTTTTTTGTTGAGTTCTGATATTTTAGAGCCTAGCTCGTCGATGGTCAACGAGTCTACGCTGTTTATTAACGGATGTTCCATGCGTTAATTGTACAGCAGGTTGACAGCAAAGTCAACCTGTTTGGTCAGGCAAACACTGCTCCGTTGTTGCCGATACAATACCATTTGGAGTTTGTGTACATTAGTGTAACTGCATCGCCAATGTCGTTGAATGTGATGGTGCCTGTGCCACTTGACTTCCATCCTGCATTGGTCACAGTAACAACCATATCACCAGTGTCACCGGCCATTGCTAGTACTTTAACTTGACCATCTGTGCCGGCAGCCAACGTTGCTGTTTCAGCGGCAGCAGTTGTAAAATAACTAGTAGTTTTTGTCAAACTTGCGGCAGCGGCACTGGCCAAGTCTTCGCTTCCAGTCAAGAACAATGGATTTGTATACAAATTGCGTGGGCGAGTCAATTCACTTAGATAAACTGTGTTGCCACCATCATCTGTGTGGAATTGAAATTCGTATGTGCCTGTTTCGGCAAATGTAATAATGTTGCTGGCAAAGCCTTCGATACCAGTGACACTGGCAGCGGCTGCGCCATTACCAACAGCAGCCGGCAATGTCAAGGTGTGTGCTGTGCTTGCCACAGTGACTCGCACAGTGACAAAACTCAGTGTGCCTGCGGCAGAAAAGTTGGTAAATGCCAAACTGATGCTGCCACCAGTTGTCACAGTTTGATAATGACCAGCGGCATAGTTGATACCAACACTTCCACTAAGGGTGCCCAGTGCTACACGAGTCAACGACATGTCTTGTAATTGCGCATTGCTTAACACAGACCCGTTCATGTTGTTGTCAAGCACAGTTCCTGTCAGTGCGGCTTTTAACACCGCGTAAGATTGCAATTGAGTAATTTCGTCGGCAGCAAACTGAAAATTGGTTTTGGTATTGGTGAAGTTATCACGAAAACCTTGCGAATTGTTATCTTGCCCGGCTACAGGGTATGCGCCGTCGATGTTGTTGGGGTTAATGTTTGATGACATTTGTTTATCCTAATTTGTTAGTGTATTTAGCACGATTATACGTTGCTTAAATTATCCTATGTACCAATTGGCACCGTCACTCCACACAGGAACAACATTTGATCCTCCGGATCCTACTAGTGTTCCAAAATTGCTGGCAGCAACCAAGTTAGCATTGTTGATAAATGCTCTAGCACCTGCTACGGCTGTCAAGTTGGCCAATGCAGTAGGTGTTGTTTTTACTGCACCAGAAACATAGGCATTTCCGCCAACGCTGAGTGTGTCAACAGGTGCAGTGTTGGCAATACCAACATTGCCGTTTATATCAAATGTGGCCCGAGTTACACCGCCTGTTTCAATTTCTATTGGAAGATATGAGGCAGTTCCTGTTTTTGTAGATCTTAGTAACACATTACTAGATGTAGCAACAATTGCCAAAACTCCAGCATTGCCGACATCGGATGAGTTGTATCCTCCAAACCCTGCAGTAGTGTCTGTGCCACTGGGCATAGCCCCAACCAATGTGGTACTATTTGCAACTGATGTTTGGAATACTGTTCTAGTGGCCGGGCCGCTGCTGAAATCGCCATAGATCTTTTTACCAGCGGGTATTGCTATGTTCCCACCTGTGACATTACCTGTGGCCGATATGTTCCCACCTGTGACATTATCTGTGGCCGATATGTTCCCACCTGTGACATTATCTGTGGCCGATATGTTCCCACCTGTGACATTACCTGTGGCCGATATGTCCCCAATTGTGTCGATATCTCCGTGAACCGATAAATCATCTAAAACAGACACAGCAGTTGAATCATCGCTAGCAATAGTGTTGATCACAAGATTGTATCCAGAAATATTGCCTGCAACATCAGCACCTGTGCTGGTCACAACCAACACATTACTAGTTCCATTCACTCCAATTGTTACGTTACCGTTTGTGTTGGTAATGTCAACATTGCTTGATCCATTTTTAATACTGTTAACAGTGATATCAGTACCGATGAAGTTTCCGGTGACTGTTAAATTGGTTATGACAGCATTGCCTACTACATCAAGTGAATCAGAAATTAAATCGCCAACTACTTCTAATCCATCGTTGACAGTCACGTATGTTGAATCATCGCTGTAAATATAATTGACTGTAAGATTACCTGTGTTGACATTGCCACCGTTGATGTTACCCACGGCTGTTATTAATCCTGCTGTTACCAAGTTGCCACCTGTAACGTTGCCAGTGGCACTGACATTTACAAATGCTAAATTTGCAACTGCCAATGTGCCGTTGATAATGATATTGTTACCTGTGATATTTCCAGTGACACTTACATTTGTACCTGTATAATTAACACCAATTACAGCATTGGCCCTGACAATACCATTGGTAGAGACATTGCCAGCTGTCACATTACCATACGCAGACAAACTGTTCAGTGTGCCAACCGCAGTAATATTGCTTTGATTGTTGCCAGTTACATAAGTTGCTGTGAGAGTACTAGCACTCACATTGGCAAAGTTTGCATCCAACTCACTGAGTGGTATGTTGCCGGATTGTGTTGCGAAATTAAAAGGAACGGTCATTGTTATCTTTCTTTGTTAAAGTTGTGATGGATCATTTATCCATTCAACTGCATCGGTATCATCGTTGACCCATTCAACTGTGGCAGAAGAATTATTGGTCCATGTCACTGGTTCTGCAGGAATAATTGGGGTCACTGGTGAAATAATATTTCTTCTTGGGAACACCAGATACTTGTCATAATCTTGTGTGTTACTGTCAAGGTATATATCCACTGGTGTAATGAATCGTAAACTTCCGCCATCAAATACAGTCTGCGGGCCTGGAGAAAGATCAAACGTTGTTTCTGCTGGTGGTTGTGGCACCCACTGATCGTATTCGGGGCTCCAGTTGTGTGTTAATGCACGATCCAATTCGTAACGGTCAACCTGGAAGTCTATTAGATTTAAACTTGTTCCAAATTGTGTACGTATATTAT